GGGCTTACGGTAAAAATAAGCCTTTTGATAGGATCCTATTAAATCAAGGGAAGGGTGGAACCTTTTATGCCTCTAAACTTTTCGATAGTAGCCATGTAAAGAAATATCTTTTTAATGTGTCTAATTTCATAGGGGTAGATATGTATCTGGAGGCCAGGTTTTATAAAAAACAGTGGATGATTATAAAATGCTGACAGAGCAGTTTTGTAAAATTTATGCCAAATGGCTCAGTCTTACATGTAAGCCTCTAAAAGAGGTCAGTGAGTTTTATGCATCTGGTACTTTATTTGTTATTGAAAAAAACCAAGCATACCAAATTACTAGAGTAAAGTTGGGAGGCGATGTTTATTTAGACGGCTCTATTAGCGAAAGCAGACACACTACTTTTTATTACAATAAACATTATCAAGTTCTACTTTTAAGAGAATACGGAAAATCTTGGTGGGTAATATGACAAGAGGAGCACACGATTCAAAGACTTTTAAAGATCTAGTAAACTTATTAAAGATAGTCAATACAAGAACCATAACTGATAGTTTAGACGCAGCCCTGACACCAGGTCAGGCAATAGCACTGGCTGATTACTTTGCAGTATACTATGGTAGCGCAACGGGAGGTAGTAGTCTCCTTACTGCTTTAGAGTCTAGCAAGTTATTAAAGAGCGATGAGGGTAAGATGCGTGTATTAGATTTGATTGACAGAGCTACCATCCTACAGTATTTATTGGAGGAGGCTTAGTAAATCATGCTAGTTATAGTTTTTGTTGTCTTTACCTTAGTTATTATTTTAAACTTATCTGTGGGAATCTACATATCAAGGGAGCCTGATTAATATGTCTTTAATTTCTTTCGATAAACTTACGCACTGGAGCGACCCAAATACACCCACTTTACCAGAACAATCTACTGAATTTATTATAGAAGTAGAGGCCGGTGATGTGAGCCCTGCCGTTGCACTAGAGACGGCTGAAAAGTCTTTTAAAGTTATGCTTAATATAGGAGAGATGTTATCTATACTCTTAGATAGAGTGGGAGCGGTTAATTTAATCTCTAGAGTATCCGTTCTTTTGAGCGTGGGAGAGCTAAAAGATAGCTCGCGGGATGTTAGAAACGAGACAGAAAGATCGGATGACTTCTACCACTCCTTGTTACAGCTCATACCTAGAGACATTGTACTAAGGTACTTACAAAAGTGATTACGGACCCTCTCCATATAGCTAGAGTATACAGTGAGTTAACTGGTAGCTTGGATTTAACTCTTGCGCCAGAAGTATTTAGTGATGCTATAATTTATGCTTTTTTAGATCGAGAAGATAAGGCTTGTATCTCCTCGTGGTTTACGAGGGAATTAAAGGTTATTGAAGTCAATCCACTTGTCTTTAGTAATACTATTTTAGTGGGCCGTAGACTATATAGAATGCACCTTATTTCCGATTTTTATCATATAGTAAATGAGTTTCCTGACTTTATACAGATTTTTCAAACTGGTACGGAACATACTCATATACCCTATATCTTTAACTACTCTAGTTATCTAGCAAACTGGTGGCTGGCCCCCTTATTTCCTCCTACGGGAGCAATTAGCTAAAGTTATTAGACATATAAGACGATACTGTATATATGAATAAAACCAATAGTGATAAAAAATTATATAAGATTAGTGAAGCTGTTAATACCCTCTTAGACGCTTTTTCAACTGAGGAAGTACTTTTAGACCTTTTCTTGCAGATAGATGAAAGGCATGGGAATAAATACAAGATAGACGATCCTATTATTAGCACCTTAGTTTTAGATTTTATTGATAGAAAGCGTATCTTACGGTATCTTTGCCAAGACTAGCTTGTAGTGCTATTCTATACAAATGCATAGCAGTATTACGACATCGGGTGCTATTTTTGTAGGATTAGATCCTAGCAAAAACTACTGGAGTACTGGGGCAATCCAACTTCCAGAAATTAATTTAAAAGAGAGTTTAAAGCCGTTTTCTTCCAAACAGATTTTAGATTGTTTAGATAGAAGTACAATTCTTAATTACCTATTAGATAAATGACTATAGAAATTAAAACTAGAATCGTATACTGTGAAGATATGGGCGGCTGGTGTATTGAGACTCTCAGCGAGGATAAGAGCACTGGTGTGGTGACCATAACGGATGTTACATCTATTAACTATCTTTCGGGAAGTAGTATGGATCACCCCAATATAAAATCTAAAATTGAAGACTTCGTTCATCTTTTGATTGGGGTTAACCGAGTTCTAGAAACCATTATGGAAGAGGACATAGTAGATCACTACACTGCCTTAGAATTGCTTAAAAATATGGATAGAAGTATTATACTAAAATATATAATGGACTCAAGCAAGAAGTAAGTATGGTAGACCTAGATAAGTTTAAAGATACTCTAGCGGTATTAGCAAAAGAGTTTAGTATTATTTCGAAACCTATTTCTACATCTATACCTTCTACATCCATACCTTCCAGCTCCTATACGGTACCTCAATTACTTTCTGGCTCGTCAAGTGCGGTTCCCCAGATAGAGGCGTCTACTAATGACTTAGTTATGGTCGCACACGCGATAAAAAATTTAGGTTACTCAATGGTATTAAAGTCCATTCCTAGAAACGAGATATTAAAGTATTTATTAGAAGGAAGTAAATGAAAAATCAATTCTCTAGCGAGGAACTTAAATTAGCTGAACTAGCTATAGAGGGCTTTAAAAATATGGAAGAATGGACAATTCCTCCGTTGAACCCTATGCCTCTGCCCACTCTAATCCCGTTCCGGTTTACAACCCCTACAGAAGATTTCGATACCTCGAAAGAAGTACTAGATAACTTACCGAGAGAGCACATTATTAAATATCTTTTAGAAAAGACTAAAGTTTAAACCTACTACTGCCGATATGGTTGGTATGAGTATTTTATCGTTCTTCTCGGAAGGATTAACTTTAGAAGTTAATCAAATTATTAGTAGGCAACTTTCCTTACACAGTTATGATATTGACGACCTAAAATCAATACCCTTTGGTACCCTAGTGTTATTAGTTCACTCAACTAACATGAAAGAAGTAGCTAAGGGAACGAACTCTGCATTAGGTAAGCCATCTAGCATAAACTTAAATTTTGCTTTTTTCAAGGCGGCGGTAACTTCTTATCAAACTTCAACATCTATTGATGTATATACAAAAGGCACTAGCGGAGTACTTGCTTATAATAAGATTGATTATAAAACCCTGTGGTGGTTTCTGCCTAAAGACAGTAATTTAAAATAAGGAATATATGGATTTAGAAGATACTTACTTTAGAAGGATATACACTAGTTTTGATCTGATTGATCGTAACAAGAAGTATACTCTAATTACTACTAGAGACTTGACTGAATTTAAAGACGGATCTTTAAGAAAAATCAGTCTTTATAGAAAGTTAGGTGTATACTGCTGGTATCCTAATTGTAAACTAAAAGATACCTTACCTATCACCAGGAGCACCGGAGTCCTAACAGGTGAAGTAGCTGAGTTACATTTTTATAGCTCCTCAGATACTCCTATAGATGTACACGCAGAGTCTGTTGGTGACTATAATGTAAACTGGTGGTTAATACCTAACATAGTGGTTGCATGAGTCACAAGTTTAATCCTTTTGCCGCTAAAGATTTGGCTATAGCCTATCATAAGCTAGGCTTGATAAAACTCACAACTAAATTGGACAGTTCTATACCCATGTCTACATCTTTTGAGTATTCATGTCAACCTACCCTGAATATTTTATTCAAGCAGAAAAGAAACCATAGGTCCAATTTAGCTAACTTCGGCCTCGGGAATTACAAAGGCTATGAAATAAATAATATTACTACTAATTTTGATATCTACTCTTTTAAAAATAAAGTACTTAAATATGATGTTATAAAAAGTCGTGGAAGCGCGATTATTAAATCGACCTCCAGTGTATCTCTTGATTTAGGTTCAAATTACATGGTTGCTATTTTTTTAGAGCAGGTACCAATAAATGTCCTTACTTGGTCAACGCATATTGTTGACCTACCTGTCAGTACTTACGCAGTAGACTGGTGGCTAACTAAGTGAACCAGAATAAGAAAGACCTGCTTAGAATATTTAAACTAAATTTGGGGCTATTCTGTCTTACCAAAGAAGAGTTAGAGAGAACACTGCCTTATGGAAACTTTCTTAGCGGCACGAACGATGACAAGTCTGATAAGGAAAGTTTTATAGTTATAAGTAATTTTCAGTTTAAAACTTCCATACTCAGCTCAAAATACAAAGATGTATCATACTCTTACCCTGTAACTATTAACAGAGTTTTTGACGATGCGTGGGTATCTCTAATTAATGCTACTCCCGATAGGATCCATAAATATGAATATCGAGTAACCTTCTCTAAACAAACTGAGATAAGACTGAGCCTGCTTAGCTTTAACGAAGATTGGTGGTTAGTTAAATTACCGAATAAACAGATGCAAAACTTACTATAGTCATAGTATGAGACAACTAAATTTAGACGAATTGGTAGTTAGTGGAACATATTCAGTAGAGGTTAACAGGGACTCTGACTCTATCTTCGAAGCTTCTTTGAGTCTAATCGACGGCACCAGGTATAGCTTTTCTGGAACACTAGCTGCCCGATACCTTGATGCAGACTCCTCAAACTACAATGTAGAATGGATCTGTAAATCTATTGACTAATCTTACTGCTATGTTGAGTTAGCCATGGGAGTCTTTTCCAGTCAATTTTGCCGTTAGGTACTTCGATTAATACCCTATCTAAGGCAGAGTCTGTTTTAATTACTTTAATTGTTTCCCCAGTCTTGAGAGTAAAGTCGCCGAAAGGATTTTTTACTAGAACTTCTTTGGTTACGGTCCAAGCTCCTAGTAGGTGAGTCAAGTCGATTTCATCTTGCATTTAAATCTGTCCCTAAAAAGATACCTAAATACAGGAACTACATTCAGGTCTATTTTAAATATAGTCTATTGAACTTTTAATGTCTATTGAAAGTCTGAAATTAGATATGGTATACTTGTTTTATGCAAAACTTAGTAATACTCATAGGCAACTTAGGCAAGGATCCTAAAAAGATCGATTTTAGTAATGGAACTTTTGGGGTGATACTCTCTGTAGCCACCACAGATTCCAGATCTACCAAGAAGGAGACTTCCTGGCATACTGTCATGGTATATGACAAGTTAGCCGAACTCTGTTTAAAGTATCTAACTAAAGGAAGGTTGGTACAGGTGCAGGGTAGGCTACAGTATAGAGATAGGGATGTAAACGGGGTCAAGGTTCAAGAGTGCTCTATTCGCGCCGCTGAGGTTCTTTTCCTAGACAGACCTTCTCACAGTGCAGCCTCTCCTTCAGAGCCTTCTCAGGAGCAGGCTGAAGCCGTCAGAGTCCCTCTTGTAGAAGCGACTAGAATCCCTCTAGTTGAGGGGTGCAATTTGTGCTCTTCTTCTTTAAGTACAGGCAAGGACCCTTCTAAGTTTGTTGAATATGCAGCAGAGGTGGATCTAAAGAGCTAGACCCGCTCTGTCTGTAAGTTTAAATAATGAGGGACTACGACAAGAAACTTCTCGCCCATTTGATTAAAAAAAATTTAATACTTAATAGTGTAGATTTTAAAGATCTTACTATTAGTAAAAAATATTCCTTAGATGAGGCCCTAACAAGTAATAGAAGTAAGTCCAAAATTATACAAATCGTAGCTGTTAATGACGGATTAAATTTAGAGGTATCTTCTACTTTTGGGACCTTTAACTCCAGCTTTTCGAACACTGGGATCTATTACTACAACTTAAACTTTGATTTTTCGCGCAACAGGTTTTCAACTGTCAACTTCAAAGACAAACCTAAATTTCTACATATGCTCGATTGCCAGATATCCTGGTGTGCGTTCGAAATTAAAGAAGATTTAAGTAAAATTAAATAGAATTTACTTGCTTAATTTAACAGTTATTAGTATAATTAAACACTATTGTGCCAGGCACTTAAACTAAGGAGTAAATTAAAATGAAACAATCACAAGTATTAAAGAAGTTCCTCAACACTTGGAAAGAAAGAAAGACAACTGCAGAGCTAGCGGCATCTCCTGATGCAAAGGTTTTGCGAGAAGTAGTAGAGGCTCTAGACGAGTTCTTTGCAGATTTTCAAGTAGTCAAGCGTCCACCAAAGAAGGGTTCTCGTAAGTCCCATTCAGAATCTACTGGGGTATCCACTTCAGCGTAGTTAAATTTACTAAATAAAGATAACTAAATAAAAGGCCCTCCAATTTGTGAGGGCCTTTTTGTTACAAAGAATCGAAGAAAGCTTTCCAATTAACTACGGCGTTATCTATAGAAAAAAGCTTAATAATTTTTTCTCTAGCTTTAACAGATACCTGCTTAGCTAGAGTTTCATTATTTAAGAGTTCCCTTGCATAGGAAGCAAGTACATTTATATCGTCCGAATAAAAACCATCCACTTCATTCTCGATAATCTTATGGACCCTATAACTATTACTAAACCAAGGATGATCGTAGTCCCCTAGTTTCGGACCAAAGTTAAGAGTAGGAGTTCCTACGCACATAGCTTCTAGGAAGTTATAAGTGTAAGGCGCTGGAAAGCTGCCCAAAGAGAAATAGATTCTACTGTCTTTATATAACTCTTTTTGCTCTTCCCAAGAGACCGTGCCTCTATCAAAACCTGGAACATTATTATTGTAGCCATGCAGTTTATATTTAAGATCAGGGTTTGCCTTAATAAAGTTTATGTACTCTGCGTAGGCTTTAAATACTTGAGTGCCATACTCGTCTCTGTGGGTTATTCTAGTTGCAAAGTCGTTCTGGAAGGTTAGTATACTTAGATCATTGCCCACCCAGTTATCGTACTCATTAGGATCGATATGATTGGGAATTAGAAAGTCAGTTGGGCAACCTCCCTTTAGGGTAAGCTCCTCTTCAAACATCCTAATTACCTTCAAACCTTCCTGTCTCATTAGCCCCATTTGATGTTCTTGTTGAGGGCTGGTATAATAATAAGTTCTAAAAAATACATTTTTTCTGTTTTTTAATACATTCCAATTATCCGTTAGTAGATAAAAAAAGTTATTGACTATAACACAATCAAATTTATCTACGAAATCTTCTGTCAATCTAATGGGAAAGTGAGGTCTAAGATGTCTATTACAGTCCTGCGTAGGGTTAGTAGACTTAAACTCTTGTATAAGATTGTGATCTGCGATCTTGGCTATAGCCCTTCTTTTATGAAAAGGATCGGGATTTTGAGGATCCATGTATATCCCAGTAGAAAACCAGTCAATACCCAATCTAGTAAATATCTGGCAGTCATCGTACTCCAAAACAGCGTGGTTACTAGAGACATATAAGATTTTCATAATTACTCCACAATCTGTTTGACAATTTGCTTAATATTACTAAAGCCTTCTATATCTTTTTTAGCGTTTAAGGCTAGCTGTTTAGTCTCTAGTTTATTACTGAATGCATACTTTAGCCTATCTATTAGACTAACCATATCAGGCGCAGCCCACAGCTGTTCAATACTGTACCAGCAACTATTTTGCCCTATAACAGGTTTTAAAGTATGTCCGTAAATCATAGCATTACTTTCATTATAATAAGTACTCTGTTCACCAAATAAGTTTGTTATAACAGGATTACCGAATAGGGAGGCTTCTACTAAGCCAAGCCCCAATCCTTCTCCTCTAGAGGGGTTTACATAGCAGTCTCCCCTTTTGTGTAAGGCAGACATCTGCGTCTTAGAGAGTACTTGGTTTATTATACAAACTTTTGGCAAGGTCTGACTATTTGCCGCCACTGCTAAATTAGCTAACATTCTTCTGAAAAAATCTAGTTCATCTGTAGTATGCCCACCTAGGTAAGTCTTTAGCACTAGAACTACTTTCTCGTTTTTCTGGAATGCGGCCCAATATGCTATTATCAAGTCTACGAAGTTTTTTCTTTCACTCCATTGTGAGATAAAGTAAAATGCAAAATAGGAATTATCAAATAGCTCGCCAGTTAGAGAGTCCTGCAACATGAAAAAGGTATTTAAGCTACTGGACTCTTCTTTAGCAGAGACAAGTGGTGTATGTACTACTTTGATCGGGAGGGACTTTAAAGACTCAAACCCTTGGTTTTGTTTTTCAAATTCTAGTAAACTATCTTTAAAGACTTTTTTATTCCATTCTCCTGGTACCCATAACTCATTAAATGTACTTATACATTTACACCAGTCTGGGTGTATTTTTGTCGTCTCCCACAAGGTCATATTTATTTTCTTTACACTAGCAGGCTCGTTTTGGAAAACACTATAAGCTACTTCTGGAGTAACCCATCCTACTACTTTGTCGTAGATGCTTTTAACATTTATTTTTGATTTTAGTTTTTCGCCTAGCTCACCAAGGTCGGGTCTATTTTTTTCAAAAGAAATCGGAGAAATTGTGATATCTGCCCCTTCATCAATTAAGGCAGACATAAAAGACCTAGCCCATTCGCCATAACCACTGACATCGAATATGGGACCTACACATTTAATTGTCATAATAAATACCGAAATGACTTAAGCTAGAATTATACTACATGTTAAATCTTTATTACAAGTGGTAGACTTGACTAAAATAGGTACATCTAATAAAATACTTATCTATAGTATCACGGACTTTAGTAACTACATGAAAATTTTATATCTATCTTGCCATCAAATCTTAGAGTACAATGAAGTAGCACTTTTAGATGGACTGGGCCACGAGGTCTTCTCTGCTGGCTACTATTTGGATCCCGAATTTCCGCTAGATACTTATAGAGATTCTTTACCTAAAGTAAAAAAGTCAGACCCTTCTTTATTGCACGAATTTCAAAAGCTAAATCCTAGTTTTATACCAGGTAATGAGTGCAATTTGTCTTTAGAGTTTATTAATAAGTTTGATGTTGTTATAACTGTTTTTCATTTCCAAGGGTTGAGGAACCTAGGGTTACAAAATATAAAGCCTAGAATAGTTGTAAGAAGCCCTGGGCAGCCTAGTGGTTGGTACGAAAGTAACGCTACCTTCTTTAAAAATAATAATGCTAAAATTGTCAGATTTAGCCCCTCAGAGTCTAACGCTTTAGGCTTCGCGGGAGAAGATGCTTTAATTAGAGTAACTGCCGATCCCTCTGTTTACAACGCTTGGGTGGGAGGTGGTGGGTATGTACTCACTTTTTGCAATGCCATCACCACTAGGTCAGCCTGTTGTAACTTAAAGGAGTATTTGAAGCTAGTATCAATGGGAGGAACCTTTGAACTTTATGGTTACGGTAACGAAGCACTAGAGATTCCCCAAAATAAAGGTAAAGTAGCTGCTAAAGAGCAGCAGGATAAGTATAAAAACTGCAATACTTATTTAAACCTAGGGTCCAAACCTGCTCCATATACTTATAGCATTTTAGAAGCTCTTTCATGTGGCATACCTGTTATTACTTGGGGAAAATACTTAGGTAGTGAGAACATTGGTAGAGGGTTGAGCTTTGAAATTCCCGATCTATTCGAGCACGGTAAAGACTTAATATCTAGTGACTCTCTTGAAGAATTATTTTACTATATAAACTTAGTAAGTGTTGATGCTTCTTTTGCTCAACAACTAGGTAAATCTGGAAAAGACAAGTGCTTGAAAGTCTTTTCAAAAGAGCAAGCTGTACAAGGGTGGACCGAATTATTTAAAACAATTTAGGAAGATCCTATGGCTATAATATTTGATGTCGGAATAAATGATTGATTTAATTTTACAAGGTCCACTACAGAGTTACACCAGGGAAGTCCTTATACATTATAAGGAGACTAATCTCTTTAATAAGATATTTTATTGCCACTGGACCTCAGAAGACAGTCTAAATGAGCCTGGTATAGAAGAGGTATTTTGTGATCCTCCTTCGTTAGCAGGAAGTGGTAATTGTAATTATCAAATAGTCTCTTCTCTGGCTGGGGTATCTAAAAGTCAGGCAACCTATTGTTTAAAGATGAGAGCAGATGTTTTAATTCAAAAAGAAGATTTACAAAAGTTCCTACCCTACTACCTTGGAGCAGCAGCCGGTAGAGTACTTTGTCTTGCCTTAAGCAGAGACTATTCTTTTTTTAGTTGGGACTTCTTTTATTTTGGAACTCAGAATCAGGTACTTAACTTATTTAATTCTCCGCTCCAATACTCTGAAAATCATTTTCCAAATCTACAAAGAGCAATAATTCCAGAAACTTATATTACAGCAGCTTACATAGCAAAGACAGATCAACGAGTTAGAGACATGATGGACCCAAGCTGCATTAATGACTTTTTGGTTCAACATCAGCCTGGATATGCTATGTCTAGACTACTTAGTGAAACTGTCCTGGACACTTACTTTAAGCCAATTCCAGATATTAATATAAGATGGATAAAACACAAAGAACATTGGACAACTAGTAGAGACTTGATGAGAGTCTGCGGAAGGCATAATGACACTTTTGGAGACAGCTGGTGAAAATAAAAGCTATTATATTTGACATGGACGGCGTACTGATAGATGCAGATAGGTGGCATTTTAATGCCCTCAATACTGCATTACAAGTTTCTAATGTGGATCCAATATCTTGGGAAGAGCATTTGGGTATATATAAAGGTATACCAACTAAAGTCAAACTAAAACTTTTAGCCGAAAGAAAAGGGCTAGACTTAAAGTTATCTGATAGGATCAATAAATTAAAGCAGGAAGTGACCGAAGATATAGTTGCAAGATTCTCTGAAAAAGACCCTGAAAAAATTGAAATGCTGCAGCTACTTAAAAAAGACTATAAGCTAGTAGTTTGTTCTAATGCTATTAGTAGTTCGATTAAACTTATGCTAGATAAGGCTGGACTACTAGAGTTCTTTGACTTCTTTTTATCCAATGAAGATGTTACAAACCCAAAACCTAGCCCAGAAATTTATAACAAGGCTATTAGCTTATTAAATCTATCTCCCGAAGAGGTGGTAATAGTAGAAGATTCAGATGTCGGTAAAGCCGCAGCTAAAGAGTCTGGAGCCTGCCTGTGTAGTGTACTCTGCCCTAGTGAGGTAAACTATTATAGTGTCAAAGCTACTATACTTAATTCCGAAAAAGTTAATGTGGTGATACCTGCTGCGGGCCAGGGTAAAAGATTCTCCGAGGCCGGTTACACTCTACCTAAACCCTTAATTGATGTAAAGGGGGCTCCTATGTTGTCTTTTGTATTAAATAACTTTGACAAGGTGGGAAGAAAAATAGTCTTAATGCAAGATAGACATATAAAACAGTATAGAGCTAAGGATGTCCTTAAACACTATGATCCTGATATTCTTCTGGTACCCGTAGAGGGTCTTACAGAAGGTGCGGCCAGTACTGTTCTATTATCTAAAGAATTTATTAACAATAGTAACGAACTTATATTAGTAAATAGTGATCAGTATGTAGACTTTGACATGGCACTGTTTGTAGACTTTATGCGGGAAAATAAAGCCGATGGAGGTATCTTGACTTTTAAAGATACTAACCCTAAGTGGAGCTTTGCTAAGTGTTCTCCAGAAGACCCTACCTTAGTAACAGAAGTGGCAGAAAAAAACCCTATTAGCGATAACGCTACGGTAGGAATCTATTACTTCAAGCAGGGTAAGTACTTTGTAGAAGCCGCTGAACAGATGATTAGTAAGAACATAAGAGTTAACAATGAATTCTATGTTTGCCCAGTTTTTAATGAGATGATTGTAAATCAAAAGAAAGTATTGATATATAATATTGATAAAGAGAAAATGTGGGGACTTGGTACACCTGAGGATTTAAATATTTTTCTAGGTAAGAAATGAGGTTAATTTCCCATAGAGGTAATATTAAGGTCTTAGCCTCCTCCAGGGAGAATACCATAGACTATATCCAAGAAGCTTTAGACGCTGGATATGATGTAGAGATAGATGTCAGGCTTATTGGTACTAAGCTATATTTAGGACACGATGCCGCCCAAGAAGAAGTGGACTTAGACTACCTCTTAAATACTAAGTTTTGGGTACATGCTAAGACCGTAAGTACCTTCCACTACTTGTCTAATTTCGACATACCCAATCTGTTCTTTAATGACCAGGATGAGGTTGCTATCACTAAATCAGGGTTTTTTTGGACCCACCCCAACTGTGAGGTTACATGTGAAAAAAGTATCCTTATGCGGTATGGCCTAGACCCCAAGGTTGCTTCTAACACTGCTAACTTACCCGCAGGCGTTTGCTCAGATCTTATAGAAAAATACAAAGACTCGGTTAAATAAATACACTCAGTCTATCTCTTTAAGTAAAGACAGACTATACTATTTAACAATTGTTATATAACAAAGATAATACCTCGGAGGTATAATAATGCCAAATAAAAATTCGTTAATGAACGCTCATTCATCTGCTTCAACTATGTTGAAGTGGGCCAATACTGCTCATGGTGTTTGCAACACTTTAGACTCAGTAAAGAAAATGATTGGAGGGTCAGTTGAAGTTACTTGCTGTATGGACAGTAATCACAATGATACCTTTCAAGGAATTGGTTTGGATAAGCACGAAGCTTTAGCTTCTGCTTTGTCTACTAGATTCCCTGCATAAAGTTTTAAAGACTTTAGAAAGGTTAAAGGCGGCTTAATTGCCGCCTTTTTTATTTAGGGTCTGGGGTAAGTTTACCGTTTTTGATAACCCACCTTTTAGTGGTATCTTTAATTTCAACAACAGCGTTTCCGCAGGTCAATATATCTGATTTTTTTCCGGCTATCTCTGTGTAAAAAATTATTTTAATTGGAGCGGCTTTCATAAATTGTTCTGCTGTAAGTCCAGGCTTAAAGTTTATCCTACCTAGCTTGTCTTGAGGAAGTTTATTGCCTCTAGCAGTGCTGTATTTATTTTTGACAGTGATAATTTCCATGTCTTTCCCTTTTTTGTTTAAGATTCTTACTCTTAAATCGTCAGACTTAATTTCATCCGCGCTGACTGTTATTACAGTTACTTTGGGGTTGGTATCACTTAGAGGCTTCCAAAGAAAGCTAGTTATTCCCGCTGAAGGGTTAGTCACTGCAGGATCGTCCCCTGTAGCCTCTGGAGCCTCTGGAGCTGGCGTGGTGGGCTTAGTCTCTTGAACTGCAGGGGTAGGTTTGACTTCCTCTCGCGGGGGCGCAGGTACGGGTGTCGATGCTTCTTTATCTGCTTTAAAGAAATTTACAATTTTTTGTAAGGTACCTATTATCTTATTTAAAAAATTAATCATAATTAAACTCCCATAAATTTAATAAGTAGCTAGAATATATATCCAACCAACAGCAGCCAGGGCATACACAATATTACAGAGTACATAAAAATCTTTTTTGATTCGTCAGATAACTTTTTATAGTTTAAATATAGTAGTAGTAGTATTAATATAACTATACCCTTAACGAGTAGTAAAGCTAGATCGGGATTGAATATTTGAAATACTTGAAGTACTTGAAGTAAAAGTTGTATTAAAGGGTTCCCCTCTGCTTCTATGCCAAAGAGTGATATACCAATACAAGTCAAAACTCCATCCACTATTTGTAAAAATACTAGGGACAGTAGTAATTGCTTTATTTTGTTATCTATTTTGTTACTTGTTATCATCTTTTTTCTTAGCTTTTTTCTCTGCTTTCGTTGGTGACTTATAGTCGGTTAAATAATAACCGGACCCGTTGAATCTAATACTTGACAGTGACATTATTCTTTCTACTTTATTGTTACATTTAGGGCAGTTTTTTAGAGCTTCCTCGGCTTTTAACTCGATGTTCTCAAATACTCCACACTTAATACAAGTATACTCTCTAATGGGCATATCACAAATCTAATAATAATTTATTTACTAAAAAGAATGCTTTATCTACACAACAAGTGTTACCCTCTTTCTTTCTAATATCCTCGGTTAGGCGGTGGATTATATAGGGCAAGGCTTGTAATACATCAAATTTTTCATTAGTAGTTTTTTTATTATATTTTGACTCTAAGACATGTGCCAAATCTAAGGCTATCCTAGTCATTTCGTGATCGGCTTTTCTCAGCGCGGTTTCGATACTTTCCTCTTTAGACAGATGAAATAGCTTCTTATATGAGTCACTTTGTTCTCTTGCTTGCTTAGCAGTGTCTAGGATACCGTCAAGTACTTCTGACAACTTTTCATTGCGTACTTCTAAGAGAAGGTCTTCTTCAAAGGAATTAGCCATGAGATAAGCTCCAATCTATAGGTTCTTTCCCCGCTTCTACAAGAAATTGATTTGCTTGAGAAAAGTGCTTGCAGCCAAAAAATCCTTTATGTGCCGACATAGGCGAGGGATGGGTGGCAGTCAAAATTTTATGCCTTGATTCATCAATCAGGGCTTTTACCTCTAGAGCATCTTTGCCCCACAATATAAAAACTACTCTATCAGAGTAGGTGCTTAAATAGGAAATGACTTTGTTACTAAACTCTTCCCAGCCAATGTCCCTGTGTGAACCAGACCTACCGGCTTCTACAGATAAAACTCTATTGAGAAGTAAGACGCCCTGCTGTGCCCAATAATCCAAGTCGCCTGTTGAATTTTTTATTCCTAAATCTTCCTCTAGTTCTTTGAATATGTTCTTTAAAGACACAGGTAATTTGACTCCATTAGGTACAGAGAAGGACATACCTGTTGCTTGATTCTCGTTGAAAAAGGGATCTTGCCCTAGTAGAACTACTTTTACAGAATCGAAATCAAAGTGCTTAAACGCACTTAAGAGATCTTGCTGAGCTGGGTAAATAGTCTTACCTGAGTCTCTTAAAGACTGGACTCTATCTCTCATATGGTGGTAGAGAGCTTTTAAATCTGCTAAATCTTCTGCTCTCTTGTCAATAAGGGCTGTTTCCATGATTCATTCCTGTAATAAATACTTACTAAAGTTTGTTATCGTCCCTGCCTAGATTTAGTTACAGCTTCCTGGTACTGATTAGGATCGAATACAAAGAAGGTTTTTTTAGCAACTTGCTCTAATGGGTACTTGCTAGGGCTAGGTGTCGTCCAACCTACGGTAATTTGTACATTTCTCTGCTTTAATTTTTCTGCTAATCTAGAGTCTAGACTTGCCTCCCCATCCGTAATAATAACTGCACATCTGAAGTTATTCTTTAAGATATGTTCGGCAACGATATCAAAATCTGTCCCGCCCGTACTTTGAATTGAATCTCTATTTTTTAAACTAGTGACTTTTGCCTCGTAAATTTTAGTAGAGAAACAGTATACAACATTACCTAGTTCTTGCCTAAGTTTTGATACTGCCAAAGAAGTATGATCTAATACATGTTCTTGTGAGCCAGACACATCTAGATAGCAAGGCACCAATACCTTACTTCCTATCTGAGGGCGTGTATGAAACACAGGCATCCTGCCTTTTGCGTACATTGTAGCAGTGCGTCTATCGTGAAAATTAGGTACAACAGACCTTACAGAGACTCTTGGTACATAATCTTCAATAGCTTTAAAAATTCTAGATACGGGGCTGATTACTAACTTGACTTTTAAATTATTCCTAATTGCTTTAATAGCTGCATTGTCTTCTATAAAGTTTTTCAACTGTCTATCTCTAAGATCCCCGCCTTTACCGGCCTTCCTTCCACTTGGGCTCTCGCCGTCTTCAGTACCCTCGCCTTCTTTATTGCTAGGCCCTGGTTGCTCTTTATCTTGTTTTTTATTTAGGTATTCAGACAAATCTGAAGCCAGGGCATCTGCTATATCAGACATTTCATCTGAATTGCTTCCCGAACCTCCCCTATCTGATAAAATATCTTTATGGTTGCCTAGTAACTTAGAAATCATCTGGTCTAAGCTATCTTGCTTCTCTTCAAACCAAGGCATTAACTTATCAATAAGCTCTTTATTAGTAACCCCGTCTTCAGAGTATAGGTCGGTGTGTAGCTGTCTGAGAGTAGCTTCCATTTCTGGTTTTAATGGTACTAAAGTGGGCTTAAACTTCATTAGCTTCATTAATCTTGGATCAGTCTGTTGATCATGAAAATGTTCAGATGCAATGATTAATGAGGTCTTCTCGTCTTCTAGGTCAGGCTCTTGTCCCTCAATATTGTAAGTTGGAATTCCATCAGGCCGAAAGAAACAATAGGGAACAGCTTCTTTATGGTAATAGCTCTTTACAAACTCGTGGTACTTAGGGTCTTTCAAGGAGTTAATAACAGTAGCGTTTACTTGGCAGTCAACTATAATATGCATTGCCTTGAACCCTAGTCCCTCGAACTCTTCTTTCTCCTCGCCAGTCTCTTCTCCAGTAACTTCATCCTTAACCTTTACCATAACTTTGCGGGCTTTTTCAAACTGCTCGATAATATCCTTAGCAAAGTGGTCTAGAACTAAGTGCGTCAGTTCGTGAGAAAAAATGTACTGTCTGTCTTCTAAAGTTCTGGTAGTTTCCTCCATAAACTTCTTACCAAACATCAGTGTCACTGGTTTAGTATTCATCACTGCTGCTGTCATTGGCATTCCAGGCATTAGGTCTTTATCAATGTACTTAACCTTTCCAATCGCTATAACTTTTCTGAGAGTTGGAAAATCTTCTCTAGGATAAGCTTCAATAAGTTGAGATAAAAACTCCTCTGGCTTTTCAGGTAGAGGAAGTACTACTGCCTCTTTTGATTCAGAGGGAAGTTTATTTAACTCTTCGAGAAATTCTTCTATTGTCTTCATTTTATCTTCTCTTCTATAACTTGATCTTTGGTCGGATGTAAAGCGAGGATTGACATGTGAAACCTATCCATAAGAAAGAAAAATTGCGATAAACGGGTAAGTTTTATCTTAGCTACCTGAAGTATACCCATTAAATGAGGCGTATTACTAAATCCTAAAAGCGATCTAACTAGACTTTCAAACCCATCACTACCCTTAGCTTCTGTAAGAAATGCAGGAAGTTCTACAGCTTCTGGTACTGTATTACTTTCTTGTATATGGTCAAATATTGTTTTATATTTCTTATACTGGTCAGTAGTTTCTACTAATTCAGTAATATTTGAAATAACCTCAACTTTCTCTTGCTCATTACTTACCCTGGATGTTGGATGCCATCCTCTACTCGCCGCGACACAGAAGAGCAGTACATTTAAATAATGCTCTCTGTCGCCTGGTAAATTTTTATCAATCATTGTCATTTCTTCTGCTACTATCATTTTTACCTTATACCTTAGAGGCGTACAAATCTGCAACCCCAGAGAAGGTTCCTGTTGCTGAAACAATTTTATCCGTAAGAGCGATAAATTGAGATGTAGAAGTAAGCTTGACCTTGGCCAACTCTAGCACACCCATAATAAAGGGGGCAGAGTCCATTCCAAACATCGACCTAACTAACTCTTCAAAACCATCACTACCATTACCAGCATCTTCTGCTATACAGGTAGGGATATCCATGTTTTCTGGGAGTTCGTCTTTTTCCATTATGTGATCAAAAGCTAGTTTATACTTCTTGTATTCGCTAGTGTCTTCTACTAGCTTAGAGATGTTTGAAAGTCTTTCAAACTCTTGTTGTTTCATTACGCCTTGCTTTTTATTCGCTCCAAGCTTTAGTGTCAATCCTTTAACAGCCCCGATAGAGAAGATTAAGTGGTTTACATAATGTTCTTTCTCGTCCGGCAAACTTTGGTTGATTACCTTAGATATTTGTTCTTTATCTGGAAGGGGCATCTTTCTAGAAAAGTTTTCTACTTCGTTTAGCGAAGACTCAAGCCCTTCAAAATCTAGAACTGCCCTATCTTTAGCTGAAGAGTCTGACTTAAGGATGTTCTTAAACCTTTCGTGAGACATTCTTAAGGCTTCGTTATTGATTGGCTGTTCCCATAATCTGTTAGGAAAGCTCAAACTAAGAGCAGCTACTGCAGAATCTTCTAAAGATATTACTCCCCCATCAGCTCTATTTAAAGCGTGTACTGCGAGAATATTTGTAACAATAAATTGGGCTCGACGGGCTTCAATTGTAATATGTCCTTTAGTTTCCTTCTTAAGATCCATTTGCACAGCATCAATATAATCTAAGACCTTACCTAGAGAATCAGAGTTTTTAAGGTCACCGTATACTTGCCTAGCTTGGGCTACATACAAACTATGACGATGAACATCCTCTTCTGTGGGGTTCCAGCTTGTCTGATTGTTAACACTAGACTTCATAATTTCGTATCGAACTGCTTTTGGCAGCTTGCTAAAAGAACTCATAGTAATTAGGGCGTAAATTCTTTCTCCCATTGCCTTGTCTAGGGGCATTACTCCTTCGTAGGTGTCATTGCCTTCTCCTAAAACTGGATTCATTGCTAGATAGATATACTTACACCGTGTATCAAGTCCGTCAATCTCTCGTGTTGCGATGAGACTCATCCACTTCTCTTGGTTTTCGTAATTAGCTCGGTTAGCTTCGTCGATTACTACAGTCTCCATTTGTGAGACAGAGTTATCCATTGGATAGACTTTCATTCTACCTGTCTTCTCGTCAGGAATGGGGATACCGATAAAATCTTCGTACCTAGCTTTATCTGCGGAGAATACTTTTACTTTTCCTCCAGTTGCAAGTTCATTGAGCTTGCCTAGTCGTTTAGCTAAGGTAGTTTTGCCACTACCTGATGTACCTTCTAAAGCTATACAGCCAAGCACATCGTCTACTACTATAAAAGGTAGATGGCAGAACTTAAACTCTGCATCCATACCGAACATTTTAATTGCTGAAGAATCGTATTTTTTGTTTGTCATAATTAAAGTAACTCCTGGTTATACATTACCTATCGGCTGTTTTAAAAATACCTTTAGTTTTTTTTTAAAAAGAAGTAAATTTTTCTAGAATTTTCTTAAGGCAGGCAACAGTCATTCTAACATCTGCTAAAGCTGTATGTGCGTTTTCTGTAGGAACTCCGAGAGCTTGAGCTATAGTTGTAAGCTTATAGTTAGCTACAATTGGTGTATCAGGTAGAGAGAAATAAATCTGGGCTAAGGGAGCTAACTCAATTGGAGTTGCTCTAAATGCGTAATTAATTCCGAACCTATAACATGCGGATTCAATCATATGCATGTCGAATCTGAGATTTTGGCCGCCCGCCATAAATCTATTGGGAATGAATTTAATGAAATCTTTTAGACATTCACTAAGAGGCTTGGCTTCAGCTAGCTCAGAAACTCTTTCTCCAAATCCGTTAATCTTTAGAGCTTGGTCACTACATTGTGACATAAAGTTTTCTATAGTTTGACCTTTCTCTGGTCCGCAAATTGTGTGGAATACCGCTATCTCATCTAAAGTACTTGGACTTAATACAACGGCTCCTATCTCTAGAATAGGTGCGGGGGTCTTAGTTACCCTTCCTTCTACTATGGAGTTTACTGAGGCTTTCAAACACTGGTCTCGATTCCACTTGATCTCGAAGTCACCATCTAGGCCGCCAGTTTCGGTATCAAATACAATTAAAGGGTTGGGCAGGTTGATTTTTAGGGCCATTATAAACTCCAATAAATATAAGCAAAACGCTTATAGAGTTTATAACATTTTTAAAAAGTTAAATCAAATTTTTAAGTTAAATAGTAAAATACCTTCGATCAATTGCTAAGTAAATAACAGATAAACGAAGGTATTTTATTAAGTGATTAGCACTTACATCGAGCACCAAATAGGTAACAAACTGCCCCTACTAATGCCATAATTATTACTTCTAACATAATATTGATTCTCCTTATTTTACCTCTTAATGGCTATTGAAGTGTTGTTCTTTTACTGGACTCAAGGATTAGAAGATCTTGTAACTTTAAGGAGTTTTGAATCCAATTAAGAGCATTAATTCGACAGCTTATCGGGCTATAAAATCACTATAGTACAGCCCCTTTTAAAGAAAATTTTTGATTAAATAAACTTTTCCATTGGAAAAAGTTCTTGTTGGTAACTACTTGTAATACTTATACCTTTATGATCTCTGAAAAAAATGGTACTCTAGATCTATAAGAACCCTACTATAATATAATTAGGATTAGAAGACAGAGATCTATTTTTGTTTAACTTTTAGATTCCCTCCATTTCACTTAAAATCGTCTCTGGTACAGGTTTTAGTTCTTAGATAAAACTATATTAAAATAAGAGGCTAAGTTTTCTAATGGGAGAGGTTAAAAAAGGCTGTGAAATTCAAACTAAGGTTTTAGCCGAGGCCACAATCTCTATTTCCGTAGATTTAGATTCTTTAGAAATATCTGAACTTCAGGCTAGCTCAATTTTTGAAGTTCAAAAGGCCATAGCCAGGAAGCTCGAAGAAGTTCTTTTTGAGTGTTCTGATTTTTCCGCATCCTCCTACAGAATAAAAGTTATTAGCACAAACCACTCTAGTAAAAAAACTATAACCTAATTTTTCTTACCCACCTTTGACATAAGTATTTATTTTTGTTATTCTTAATTTTATTAAATATTTCATACTTTTTATTAAGTATGGGAAGTATATGTTAAGCCACTTGAACCTAGATAATTTTTCTAACCACGACTTAAAAGAGTTATCTACTTTGATAACCGAGTTGAATGATGTTTGTTTTACCCTCACTACCCTTTGTAGTAATTATAACATCAATTCCAGTAAAGATTTAAGCGAGATTAAAAAATACGAAGACCCCAAGGTAGCAGAACTTTTTAATATTTGTACTGCAAGGCTTAAGAAATTGCAGAATGACTTAGATTTTATTTTTATTGAAACTGACTAATGACAGACCTTAAAAGCCCCATGGACCCCTCAACTTTAGTACCTAGTTTTGACTGGTGTGAAAGCGATACCTTGCTTCTAGACGACAGTGGAAATTTAAGTAAGGCAGGTACCTGTTTGAAACTTAATGATTACATAATATTTCTAAGTGGGCTTACAGAAAAGTCTCTGGGCCAACTAAAAGATTCTGTAAATAAAGCCGTAGATCACGAGATAACTAAAAGGTCCTCAACAAGTACTATATCTACAGAATAATCTGAAATATTAACGGGTTATTGGATTGCAATCTAAAAATTTTAAAATAACGAGGTATATACAAAATGTCAACAAGTAAAAAGAAACAACAGGTTCGACCTGTAACTAGAGTTAAGAAAATAAATGGTACGGCTCAAGGCGAGACTGGAAGGTCAAGAAAAACAGAAGGCTTAGTGAAAATTTTCGCTAACGCAGCGGCTCTACCAGATCCAACATCTCTACCAGATGGATGTCTAGTATTCGATAAAAACGATACTCAGCTATTGATAAATATTGATGGCGTTTGGGAGCAAGTAGACTAGGAAAAGTTTTAAAATAGCCCTATCAACTCTTTGAGTAACTTAGGGCTATTTTAATAATAGAGGTTATTTTAAAAATGGATTGTCCTTTTTGTTGTCCCGAAAAAGAAAATTCACTAATACCCCTTCCATCAGATAATAAAGAATTTTATCTAGTCGAAAAGACGAATGATGGCACTAAAAAATGGTTCCTTTGCACAGAATGCCAAGGTGCCTTTTGTAGAGATAAAGTTAGGCAAATGTGGCAACTCTCAGCAGAGACCTACACGAGCTTTGTAGAAAGAGGACTTATAAAAGATAGATTTGAACAGGTTTCTTAACGATGTCTAAATCAGTTAAATCATTTAAACTATTAGGCTCTAAAGAGCTAAAGAAACAGATAGCATCCGATACGGATGACTTACTAAAAATGGCAAGAGGCAAGAAACTTAAGCCAGTTATTCTCATAGTTGGTAGTACCTATTTAGACTCAGGCACTATACACGCCCTCTCCCTAGACATCCAACCCTTCGATTGGGATAGAGAGTTAGAACTAAATAAAGACTTAGTTATAGAACTTTACAAAGAAAGAAAGCTTCTTTTCTTAGAAGATTGCGAGATGAAGGGTGGACTTATAGGTAAAGATGAGGACTTAGGTGTCATCATTTATTTTGATCCAGATGAAGAATACCTTTGCCTAGTTTGTGCTGATGGAAAAACTAAAGGTAACAAAAAAGATCAAGTACTTACAGCTGACGGTTACTCATATTTTAGAGTGTCATTTAAACCAGAAGAAACTCTCCTCAATTTTTGTATAGAAAAGTTTAACTAGAAGTAGTATACTTAGTCATCACTATAAGTGTATAACTAGTAACACATCTATGAAAAATGAAATCGACAAGTCTTATATAAACCTGTATAGCAAGTACCGTCCCAATACTTTTGACGAACTCGTAGGCCAGGAGCATGTATCTAAGCTACTTCAATTACAAATACAAGAAAAGACAGTTCCAAACTGTATAATTATCTATGGTGCTGCTGGCGTTGGAAAAACTTCACTGGCTAGACTAGTTGCTACAGGACTCAACTCCTCAGAGCACGGAACTATTGAAAAAGATGCAGGCTCTGAAGGTGGAAAAGATTCTCTAAGGTCTCTCCAAACAGATATTTATAATAAACCCTTTGTAGGTGAATATAAAACCTACATCTTTGATGAGTGTCACCGACTATCTAAAGCTGCATTTGACTCTCTATTAAAAATTACTGAGGAGCCTCCAGAACATGTTAAGTTTATATTCTTAACCACTAGCTTTGAAGATCTTCCTTTAACAATTAAATCTCGTAGTCAATGCCACGCCTTACATTCTATTCCTGGGTCTGTAATTAAGGAAAGGTTAAAATCCATTGTTAAAAAAGAAAAGATGGATATTACCCCAGAACTAATCAACTTAATTGTGGATTCATCGGAAGGGTCTTTAAGAAATGCGATTGTGTTTTTAAATACAGTAGTTCAAAGCTATCTTGCAGGTAATACAGAGGTAAGTATTGCAAAGACTTTAGGCGTCTTGGGAACTACCAAGGTTGCTGAGTTTATGTTTGCGTATGTAAGCGAAGACTTTTCAAAAATTGATGAAGGAATTGAAATGTTCTTTCCAGATAACACAGATAGTGCAAGAGCAATTGGAAAACTACAACAGTATGCAATTGACTGTCGCTATGCTCTTATCTTTGAAGACTATAAGTTAAAATCCAAAAGCGATGTAGAGCCTTTTTTAAGTTTAGTTAAAGAGGGCTTGACCAAATCAGGAAAGAAACTGGATAAGCCTACTATCTCTGCTATTGGTGGCAAGTTAGACCAGTTGTATGATTTAAGCATTGCGCTAGAGTGTAATTTAAAAAGAACTACTAATAAAGAAGCTGCACTAAGAAGGTTTGCAATTACATTAGCACAATCCTGGGCACTATGATTTGCAAAACCTTTATTGGCACTCAATCTGAAGTTCGATATGTTATTGACGATCAATTTTCTAACTATAAGATCATCGACTGTGCTGATCTAGAGGAAAGTGTAATAAAGAAGATGCATCAACCTTCTCTATTCGAGTCCAGTCAAATAAAGTGCTTTGTAAATTTAGATAAGTCTAAAGTCGAGCTAGAGAACTTACTAAAGATCAGTTCTGAAGTAAGACACAAATGTGTCTGGGCTTTCACTAGCCTAAAGAAAAATACTAAGCTGTTTAAAAAACTTTCTACAATATCTTCAATAGAAGAAATTTCTGATCTAAAGAAGCAACCCGATAAGAAACAATTTATTAAAAACTTATTAATTGCAAAAGCAATCCCTTTAAAGTTTCTAGATAAGTTTCTTATTGATGGCTCCGAAGATAGATTAGTCTTATCTAAAGATATTGAAAAAGCAGCACTCATTTTTAGTAAGTTTAAGGATGAAGACCTACTCAATAAAAGTATATGCAAATACAATGGTAGTCTAGATGTGTTAGAGTATATCTCTAACTTACTAGATGGTAGGTATTTACAAGCACATCAATATGTAGAGAAGATCTCCTGTGAAATTCCCGCTCTTGTAGTAGGAGCTACCTTGTTAAAAAAGATAAGGAGTCTAATTCATCTATCTCTTGATGATGAGGTATCTTGTAACAAGGTCTGGCGTACCCAAGGGTATTTTTATAATATAGCAGTAAAACAATCTATGAAGTTTACAACTAGGGGATTAATCAATCTCTACCTATATGTAGACGCATCTTTTTGCAATTTTCTTGATAAAAAAGATTTAGGGCTATCCCTGTGCGAGTTGATACTATTTATAGATAGGAAAGCCTATTTAAAGAGTAGATAACATTGGATATTGAGTTCATAAAATCATTGATAGCGAAAGTGGAAAACTTAGGGGTAGTTACAGATCCTTTGAGAGAGCTTATTGCTAAGGTAAACAACCAGTCGGTGAATTTGCAGAACTATATAGCTGCCTTGACTAACATATCCAGAATTATTGAACTATCCGGCTTTGACTTTAACTCTCAGCCTATACAAGTAGATATGATGTTAAAGCAACTCGCCAAGAGAGTTAGTGAGGACCAAGGGCAGGTTATTACCTCTACACCACAAGCGACATCTGAGTCCTCCGACTTACTTACTGCCCAGATTCTCAATAGCTTGATGGAAATTAAAGGTACCTTGGCGGGGATAACAACCACTCAACCAGCTCAGCAAGGTTATACACCTGAAGCTAAGCCAGGAACTGGTATTGAACTACCTACAGTTTTTGTCAACCCTATGGATCAAGAGAAATCTAACAGTATTAAAGCCAATGTAACGATTGATAGTAAATCTGGTGGTAATCTACAAGGCAAACTAGATAGATTGAAGAATCTTAAAAAAACTTAGTCTCTTGAAAAATAAAGATACCAATATCGAAATAGCATTGGAATTTCTACTTAGAGACTTAAAATTAAACTTTAAGAAACAACATAGAGTAGGCAACTATCCCGTAGATTTCTTTTTAAAGAAGTATAACTTAACAATACAAGTCGATGGGTGTTGGGTTCATAATCACGGATGTGAGTTAAACATTGGTAAAAAAACATATGCTAGGCAGAGCTTTCAAAAAAGAAGGGACGCCGCTTGTGTTTTATACCATAAATATTCTAAAATAAACATAATAAGAATCAAAGAGTGTATTCTAGCAGACCTAGAAGGTACTAAAATTTTTATCCTTTCAATAATAAAAAGGATAGAAAACGGAGAAAAGATCTATGACAAATAAGTTAAAACCAGGTGTTGGTTTAGATTGCGGAACTGGTAACCTTCTATGTTCTAGAATGACTGAAGATGGTGAGGTAGTTACTAAGACAGTTAGAGATAGCTTTCTAGAAATTAAGCCCCCAAATAAATTAGTACACGGTACTATGAAGAAGGGCCTAGTCAAGGCCGGTGTAAATTTTCTGGAGATGGACGATAGGTTTTATGTACTTGGTGATGATGCTCTTTTACAATCTGTAGAAAGGCAGTCAGTAATTCAAAGGCCAATGGCTAAAGGAGTTATTTCTCCTAACGAAGTTCAAGCCCTACCAATGTTTAAAGCATTACTGAAAGAACTTTTAGGCGAGCCTCTAGTACCAAATGAACAAGTAGTTTTCACGGTTCCAGCTCCTCCAGTAGATGCAGCCTTTGATGTTATTTATCACGAATCAGTTATTGTTTCTATTTTAGCTGACTTAGGTTATTCCGGTAAAGCCATAAATGAAGCCCACGCACTCGCACTAGCTGAACTAGAAGAGGACGATTATACAGGAGTGTCTATTAGCTTAGGCGCTGGCATGTCAAATATCGCTGTAACTAATGTTGCAGACTTGGTTTGTAAATTTTCAGTTGCAAAAGGAGGAGATTACATCGACTTCAATACCGCAGTGAGCTTGGGGTTTGATCCCAACTACCCTAAGAGTAGCCCTATAACGCCAAATTTAGTTACTTATGTTAAAGAGCAGGGCGTAGATATTCAAAATCCAGATAAAACTGATAAAGTCAAACTGGGAATCGCGGCGCACTATAACTCTCTAATTCGATATATTATCGAAAACCTGGTCCAACAACTAAGTACACAACGAAGTGTACCTAGATTTATTAATGAAGTACCTGTAGTAGTTGCTGGAGGAACCTCTCTAGCCATAGGCTTCATAGAAGTATTTAAAGAGGAATTTGAAAGACAAAAGGGTTTATTGCCTTTTAGGGTCAAAGAAGTACGACATTCAACAAAAGCTTTAACAGCTGTTTCTGAAGGTTGCCTACTGGCTTTACTTTCAGAATAATAAAATTTGTATAATCTTTATAGTTCGGAAGATCTTCCAAAGTTAAAAGAAGCAGCCTCATTAGCTAGTTACATATTACAGGAGCTAGTCAATTTCACTAAGCCTGGAGTAACCACCCTGGACATAGAGAATCTAGCAGAAAATTTAATTAAACAAAATAAAGCTACGCCCTTATTCAAAGGATATGAAAGCTTTCCTTTCTGTACTTGCCTGTCTGTTAACCAGTATATTGTCCACGGAATGGCCAACGCGAACCCATTAAATTCTGGAGATGTTATATCTATAGATATAGGCGTTAAATTAAACGGGTACTGTGGCGATAATGCCAGGACTTTAATTGTAGGCGGGCAGGAAACAGAGCACAGTCACCTAATCGAGGTTACTGAGGCCGCATTTGAGGCAGGATTGAAGGCAGCGGTTCCAGGAAATACTGTGGGTCATGTAGGATCTGCAGTTAACAGGGAGGTTTCTAGGCACTATATAGACCCCTTCCAAAAGCACCTGGGCAAAAAATTTAAAGTATTTCATAAAGTCTTTGGGCACGGTATAGGTAGAGATCTACACGAAGACCCAAACATACCTAATATTGGATTTGCAGGGGCTGGAACTACTTTAGTAGAAGGTATGTGCATCTGCATAGAGCCCGTAGTTTTGTATGATTCTTCTGACGGAATCATTGAAACAATGGAAAATACAGAAATTAAACAATTTTATACTGACGATGGACTTCCCTCCGCGCATTACGAGAATCAAATCTATTTAACTTCTAACGGACCTGTAATAATCTCCAAACATTAAATTTGTACTTTATTTATCTATAAGGCAAGGCATAACTCTTAAGAGGTTAGAAATAATTAAGTCTTTGCTTTTAATAATTTATCGGAGGATATAAGCTTATGTTCGTAGCAAAACCAGTACCTGCAGGTAAAGTAGCTAGTTTAGATGGATCAGATGTTTCAAATGATCTAGAGAATTTAGCAACAGCACCAGGAGCAGCCCTACTTCAAGCTCAAGATTTTGGACAATTTGGTAATCCAGATGCCGCTATGGGTGCTGTCTCAGCATACCCAGGATTGGCTGCACCAGGAACAAGTGCCCGTTCAGATAGTAAATCAGGTGGCGGAAATATTCAGTCAACTGCTGTAACTACTGCACCAATGGGTAACCCGTTTCCAAGCGCCAAGAGCACAGTTAAGACTTCACCATCTACTATTGCAAAATAGTTTAAGTGAATAAACTACCAAGTTTTAAGGCCCACCTAACCCGTGGGTCTTTTTTTTCGCCCGCACTTAATGTATACTTCTTAAATGTCAGAAGTAGATAAAATTTCTAAAGAGTTCGAGTTATTAGAAATTGAGCTAGGTTATCTCATAGACTTACAAATAAGTAATCAAAACCCAGCAATAGAAAATGCTAAACTTCAGGTCTCTGAAATGACCTTATCTTCAGTTCAAAACAGATTAGAGGATATTAGTTCTAGGTTTATTAATCTTTTTAAAGACTTAAGTAAGACCTCCCAAAAAGAATTATCGGCAGAGAGCATTGTATCTGCCTTACTCAGTACTCTGTTAAACAAAAGTATTTTAAAATTATTAACAAGAGTTAACAACGATCAGACTTTTAATATTCAAATTTTAAATAAACTAACAAATAGAGACCAAAGTATTTTACGGGATCTAAATAATCTAATAGAATTTACTAACAAGAAGCTTGAGACAGATGAGTAACGAAGAGTTTACTCTAGTAGGGTACTGGAATAAAAATAAAGAAAATCCAGAGCTATTTTTTAAGCAGCCCGATGACTTAGACAAGTTTGAATTAGTTGTAGTCAAAGTTATTAGAGTATATGATGATCTAAATAAAAATACTAAATTACAAGACGAGTTAAATAAGCTTAAAGTTAGTAAACAAAAACTCAAAAAACATGTAAAGAACTTAGAGAATATAGGAAAAAGACTGAAATGAATAAATCACTAGTGTTGATGCTAGGCCACAAATCAATGTCAGGAAAAGATCATTTCTTTTCTCTATCTAAGAGCGAGTTCGGCTTTCAAAGGTTGGCGTTTGCAGATCGTCTCAAGTCCGTAGTGGCAGACCTCTATAACTTTTCCCACGACCAGATGCACGGAAATTTAAAAGATGTAATGGATGAAAGATATCCAAATTATAAAGACCCTAAGACTTTAATCGAATGGGAAGAAGATGATTACGGACCTATGGTTGGATTGGAAGGCTATAGTAAAGAAGTACCTAACCCAGACTATAAGCCCTTACTCACTCCGAGAAGAATTTTACAAATTTTTGGACAAGATCAAAGATCTTTGTTTGCAGATATATGGGCCTCCTATGTTTTTAATGTAGAGATTCCTAGACTTCAGGCCCTAGGGCATAATAAATTTATTGTTACAGATTTTAGATTTAAAAATGAAGCGAGCGTAGCTTTAAAATGGGCTAACAAACATTCAGATAGTTTTGACTTGAAGTTTGTAAAGATTAATAGACCTAGCGTAACAGCTAAGACTGCCGCTGGAGATATTAGTGAGAATGACTTGAATGATTTTCAAAGCTGGCACCATATTATTGAAAATGACTCTACATTGGAAGTATATGAGTCTAGAGTTATAGAGTTTCTAAAAACACTTAGTTAACTTACCTATAAGTACTATATTTTATTAAACAAAATATAGTAGAGGTACTTTAAATGGGAAGGTTTCCTAGGGCAGTTAACAAACAAGCAAGTACGGATTTTAGTTTTGCTGATTCATATATTGAGGAAAGGCGCACAGGCAAATGGAGAAGGATAGAAGTATCTTTTCCACTATCTGATGATCGCGGAGCTTCTAATATTGATTATGCTTCAGAAGAAATGAGAAGGACCTACCGAGGCGTAATACCTAATCCAGGACCAGATTATAACAATCTTGAGGTTAGAGAGCCTTTGAACTTGGCATCTTCAAAATACAGGTTCCTAAGTCCAGCTGTAAACGGGAGCAATGTTCCAGAAGGGTTCTATGGAACTTCAAGCGGAATAGAGCCTATTGTAGAGCCCCCGTTCAGTGAATTCTATGGGTTACCTACAGACAACCCAGTTATAGTAGATAAAGACTTTGAAAATACCTTAACTTCTGGGGCGGAGTTTATTGTGGCCAAAAATACAGCGTACTCTAATCCATTAGGTGAAAACGATTATATCCCAAATGACCCAGATTCTATTGCAGCTGGTAGGTTAAATTGGGAAATAAATCCAAACTATCAAGCACCTACTTCTCCCAATGTTAGATTCCCCATGGGTGCCAGGAAAAGGGCTTTCTTTAAGTCTTAACTTGTACTATTATTAAAGTATGCCAACACCTTCAGGATCAGCATTTCATTTCGCAACTGCCCAGGGTCCACTATCTACAGCTTACGGTGGGATTTTGCCTGATCCAGTTGCATTAGAGCCCCAACAAGTTTTAACAACTTCGGGCTTTGCAACAAATACTGCAGTATCTGGAAGTCTACAGCATCTAATTGTAGAGCCAGGCGACTACCCATCAACAGCAGACGAAAGAGCACTTCGTCGCGGTTCAATAAGAACTAAATAAAATAAAGACCAAATATGGATGACAAAGATAACGAGCTACTTAAAGTGAGTGTAGAGGCTTGGCGCATCAAAGTCGAGAACGATTCTAAAACTGCCAAGATAACAAATCCAGACGGATTTGAAATAAAATTTGCTGATACTTTTATAGATTCCTTTACTAAGTTATTATCAAAAACTGATAGTGAATTAGAGAGAGAGGAGCTAGAAAGGAAAGTATCTTTGCTAAAAGATTTGAACAGGCTTTCTAAAACAGACTTTCCAATCACAGTTTATACCTCGGGCTATATCTATGGGGAAGAAGTAGACTTCGTAGAAGACTTTATGAAAGAAGAGCCGGAGAAGTACGGGTTTACAGCCTTACCAGACGGAAAATATACCTGGCAATCCGTTTGGACTGATGTGTTTATAGATTTAAAATGTCTAGGCGGCGATGAAACTAGATGGTTATATATGGTACAAAATACGGACAGTAGAGACTCCCACTACGAATGCGACTTAAGTATTAATAATGAACTACTGCAAGAAGCTTTCAGGGAAAAAGATTTGGGGCTAATTGAATATTGGAACCACGAAGCAATAAGACTGGAAGATTTACATAAAGGTGAGTCCATTACTTTTACGGCAATGAACCTAGATACAAAAGAGTTTATAACAGAAAGTTTAATTATTCAGTCTGTTAAACTTTGGGTAGAAAAGTTTTTACCCGAGCTAAGTGCAAGGCCAATTATATATCAATCTAAGACATAGTTAGAAGTCCGTACTTTCTAATATTAATGAGGTTGAGAACTATACTAAGCATTCTCTTTTGTTTATTCCTATCAGGACATCAACTAACCCATCCTCCAACTACACAAAATAAACCTAAACTTGTAAAAATAGAAGCCTTGCTGTTTGATAATGCAAAGGGATTTTTTCAACTTAGTTTCTTTGTAGTTGATACCGCCCTCCCGTTTACACAAAAAGAGCACCTTAAATCCTGTAATAGCTTTGATGTAGAAGCTCAAGCAGAACAATCTAGACAATGTACTAATGAGAAATATCTTGACAAGAGGGGGAAACATCTAGATAAATTCGAGTTACCCGTTTGTTATGTAATTACAGATAAATCTCCAGATGTTAAAACTGACCCTTCTGGTATTTTTGATTATATAAATATAGGATTTTTTGATAACGGTAAGGTACTAGCCTTTTACAATACAGAAACTCACGAGATATTTTTAGTAGAGAATTTAGACATTAGAAAAATCTATCGGCACGAATTACAACATAGAATGCTTCATATAGCTGAAGGTGGGGAAAAGGGAGATCACGACAGCGACCTATGGCAAGTATGTGAGCCTGCTAGGTACGACCCTAGTAAAGAGACTATAGAACATGCCAAAAAACACCCAGGCGTTAGAATACCTCTCTAACAGTTTAACAAATCGTACATTTGAAATTATTTTGTAACTCTGCTAAACTACTGAGGGATAGACACACTTATGGCAAAAACTAATACTCCAGAAAAGGGAACTAAAAAATACAAAGACGCGGTTCAAAAGTCTAACGATTTTTATGACAAACATAAGGCGGGCAAGAGAGATCCTAAAACTGGAATAGTTAATAACAAAATAGATTTTGAAAAGCCGTCTACCAGGATTGCTCCAGGATCTCCAATAGGAGGGTTTCTGTGCTTTAGTGAGAACTGCGATCATAGTTTCTCAGTTAATAGAACTACAGCAGGCATATGTTGCCCACACTGTAAAGTTTATTACTCCGTTAAAGTTAATAAACTAACAGACGAGATAGTAGTGAACGGGGTATTAGTTTAAATGACAAACCAGCCGGTTATACCAACTGATGAAAATAAAAAAAAGAGGGGCCGCAAGACAGGATATAGAAAACCTCAAGATTTAAGTAATGGGGTAATAGATCCAGAGAAGATTTTTTTATTCGTCGATAGAAATACAATACCTCCAAACGACTTACAGAGGTTTTTAAAAATTTGTGATGCTTGGATACAAGATTTAGGAGCCGACTCACTATCAGACACTGATATAGAAGAAGTAGCTTTATATGCCAGAGACAGGATTTACATAGACGGTATTTATAGGGGATTTGCTGAGGCAGATACTATAGACCCTAATCTTATTAATCAGATTGAAAAAATGAACAAAGGTATGGAAGCCCGTAAAGAAAACTTGGGCGCAAGATTCAAAGATAGAGGTAAATCCAGAAAAGATAAATCTAATTTTAGTTTTATTAATCTATTTGAGGACTACCAAGAAAATCCAGAAGTCTTTGTACAACAAGCAAAAGATCAAACATTAAAGACGCAAACTGAAAAAAATAACTTTACTAAGTTAGACGACTACATGGAAGCTTTCGGGGCAAGCTCTATACACTCCAGCAATAAAGATAGAAAAGACGAAGAGGAAGGTACTTAAAGTTGACCTTAATAAAAGTACCCACTGTCTATGCATTAGAGAACACACCCTCTCAGCTGATTAAATTTTACAGAGAAAATCCTATTGTTGCCGCATCTCATTTATTAAGAAGAGATGGCCAGCCTCTATATCTAGCACCTATTCAGCAGATAGTTATTACTGAATGGTGGCAAAGTAGATTTAGTATTTTAACTGCTAGTCGAGGGTATGGAAAGTTGCAAGACTTGAATAGTAAAATTCTAACGGATAAAGGCTGGGTCAGAATGGGAGACATTCAATTAGGAGATTCAGTAATAACTCCTAAAGGCACTAAAGCTAGCGTTATGGAGATCCACCCACACGGCAAGCAGGACATATATAAACTTACTTTTCAGGATGGCAGAACCGCGTATGCTGGGCTACCTCATCTGTGGAAATGTATTGGAGTATCAGGCTACGGCTCAAAGTCAAATGAATGGCAATTAAGAACAACGCAAGAGTTAAAAGAGTTTTTAGATACTAAAGCAAAAAATCAACACCAATCTATTCGCATATCTCTTGTAGAAGATAGTTTTATTACGGAGTCCGATAAGGAACTACCAATACATCCTTATATACTTGGGAGAAGTCTCTCTTTAAAAAATTCAATTATACCAGAAGAATTTTTAAATCTATCTAGAGAACAGTCACTAGAACTTATAAAGGGACTATTCGATGCCAACAAGAAACATAAACTTAATAGTTTATGCTATGATTTTTCAGTTCTAATGCCAAATAAAATAATTGCAAGACAGACTCAGCAACTGGTTTGGAAATTAGGTGGATGTTGTTTTCTACATAATAAACATAAAAATAACAACTTCTCAAAGTTATCTATTAAACTATCGAAAAATTCAGGATTAAGAGTATTATCAATAGAAAAATATAGTAATGAAGATTCTCAATGTATTACGATATCAGATCCAGAAGGGCTATATGTAATAGAAGATTATGTTGTAACACACAATTCATTTTCAGCGGCAGTGTATATTGCCTTACAGTGCATGTTATACCCAGGAAAAAGAGCTGGTATATTTGCACCAGCCTTCAGACAGTCCAAACTATTATTTAAAGAATTTGAAAGACTTTATAATGAAAGTCCAATGTTACAAGAATGTATTAGTAGAGCCCCCTCATATTTAAACGATCACTGTATATGTGAATTTAAATCTCCAGGCAAAGGAATGATGGGAAGCTATGTAAAAGCATTGCCAGTGGGATCTGACGGCGGTAAGATCCGTGGAGAGCGATTGAGTTGTATCATCATCGACGAAATTGCCCAATTACCTCAAACTGTATTTAGATCCTCTATTCAACCTATGTTGTCTACAGCTTCTAATCCTATGCTTAGAGTTAAGCAGATAGAGGAGGAGAGGGCTAGAAATAATGGCGAGATAATTACTACTAATAATTTGAGCACCAATGGTTACATTGGAATCACTTCTGGATACTATCAATTTAACTACTGGTGGGAGCAGATATGCTCTTTTTATGAAAATATAAGAACAGGAAAACCTGGTTATAATTTAAGGTTTGTTCCTTACACTGAATTACCCGAAGGCTTCTTAGATATGGCTATCGTAGAAGATGCTAGAGATAACTCACCTTCCCATGTATTTATGACAGAGTGGATGGCTGCTTGGGTAGCAGATTCAGAGGGTGCCTTTCCAATGAGCTTATTGGAGTCTGTTAGGGATCCTAGTATAGTTCCAAAGTCTGGTAGAGATTTAAATGAAGATAAAGGTAAAGAGTATGTATTCGGTATTGATGTCGCCCGCGAAAGAGATTCTACCGCTATAGTTGTAGTCGAAATAGGGTATCCATCTAAAGTAGTACACCTAGTAGAACTAGAACAAATGCCTTTCCCACAACAGTCACGGACAATTTTAAACTTAGTTAGAGCTTTTAATCCTATAATGATTTACATGGATGAATTCGGAGGAGGAAAAGATCTAAAGGATCATTTTGCTGATCCAGAAACTTTAGGATTTTCCGCATCAGAGAAAATTATATCCGTCGATGAGTCCCTTAGCTTTTCTGGTAAAAGAATTTTAAAAACCTGTGTACCCAATCCTGCATTCATTGAAGATGCTAATAACAATACTAAAACCTTGTTAGAGCAAAAGATGATTAAGTTGCCTCATAATAATAACCCTATTGAAGTATCTAGGAATACGGCTAAAGGACAAAAGAAAACTTTAGACCTAGTACAAGAGATGATTAATCAGATAGCTTCTGTTGTTATAACAGGTACTGCCGGAGGCAGATTACATTATGACTTGCCCCGCCTTAAATCTAAAAGCATGTATAATGCTAAGAAGAAGGATTTATACTCTGCTTTTGTTCTAGCCTGCAAGTGCGTCTATGACCTAAAATGGCAGCCTAAGTCTGATAGAAATTTAGTTCAAACTGGAGTTGTTAAAGAGATAGGCAGTAATTTGACTCTTGATTCTAATTCTAATATGATAAGTGGGGATAGAGTTGCAGGTACTATATCACCTATAGACAATAGTGCTTCTGGTTCTAATAGGACTATCATACCAGGCGGCGGGATTATAATCAGTAAACATGTCAGACAAAGAAGATAAATCCTTTAACAGCGTCAAATCAAAGCTTAACGCTAAGCTCCAAGGTTCTGGTACAGAATTTACTGATATTAAAGAAGTAGAGCCAGGTAAGTTCGAACTTACTGCCGTAATGAGTCAAGAACAAATCAACCAACGGTTTGGGTTTGAGAAAGTAGACTATAAAAAGCTAGTTTGCGAAAGAAAAATACAAAGCGGCTCTGTTCTAGAAAAAGTTAAACTTAATGAAGAGTATGAGCAATTAATTCAAAAGCTAGATATAGCTCACGCCAAAGATCAAAAAAACAACCCTAACAGGGAAGTAGCTAGATTAGATATTAAGTACCGAGACCAGTTAAAGAACAGTTATCTAGACCTAAGAGACAAGCCAGCAGAAGAAGTAGAAGCTATAAAGCTCTACGCCAGGTCAGACCAGGAATATTATAGAACTGGAATCTATGGAACTACCTTAGACTTACTATCAGACTTCTCGGCAGCCGGATTTTACAATGAAATCAATAACCTAGAAGTTAAAGAATACTTTGATTCTTGGGTTAAGGACTCAAACTTTATCAACACAGTTAAGAAGATTTTTCATAATCTTTACAAGTATAATGTGTGTTATGTTATGCCCGCCTATGGCCCCTATGAGCCTAATATGGATGGCATCAGTTCTATTCCAGGTAAAGAACCTAACAAGAGTTCTAGGACTGGACTTAAAGCCAGCGTAGCCTATTTCTTAAATGAAATGGTTAGAAAAGAGACTGGCTCAGACATGGACTTTGAAAAGTTCTCGCATTTATATAGTAGCACTGAAATGGGAGCTAAAACTGGTCAAATGCCTATTGCATACACCCTGTTAGACCCTAAGAATATTACTATTATGCCCTCAGGTTTCTTTAATAAGAGTGGTATTATATACAGGAAAGCAGGGTACAAACAAATCAAAGCCTTCCTTAAAGCTATTGATGATGATGCTAAAATAAACAAATCAAGTAAAGATGTAATTAAATTTCTCCCTAGTGGGTTGAAAAAAGCTATTGAAGATAATCAAGACTATTACTTTCAAGATGGAGAAATACATGTTCTCAATCTAAGGAAAGAAGACTTTGAAGGGTATGCTAAACCCAAAGGTTCGAGAGCTTTTGATTCGTTCGATTATAAAGACGAGCTTAAGAAAGCAGATTTTGCTACAGTAGACGGTATTTATAACTACATTTTAAAAGTTACGGTCGGGGACAAAGATAACCCTGTAACAGACCCAACAGTTTTAGAGAATTTAGCAGAAGCCTTTAACACGCCCCAAAAAGCTTTTACAGTAGTATGGAACCACACCCTAGACATCGAAAAGATAACTAGTGGAGAGGTTGGAGCTATCCTAGGTAAGGAGAAGTATGAACCCGTAGAGTCAGATATTACAGCAGCACTAGGAATGGCTAGAGCTTTAATAGATGGCGCAAATATAACTGGTGATGCAGCAAACCTTACAGTCAAAGCTGTTCAAAGTCAGTTAAGATCTGCACGAGAAGTAGTTGAGTTTTGGGTTTACGGCGAATATAAAACAATTGCAAAAGCTTCAGGATTTACTACTTATCCATTTATTAGATGGAAGGAAGGAGTAATTTCTACAGATAGCGATGCTGTTATGAGATCCTCAATGTTAGGGATGTTAGATAGAAAAGCAGTTTCTATTCAGACCTTTATGAGGGAAATGAATCTCGATTACGAAACTGAAGTCCAGAGGATGACAGATGAATTTAGCTTGATCGAAAAAGGTATTCTACAAGCCGGTAGTCCTTTTCAAGCCTCAGCAGCCCCAGATGCAGGGCGACCAGCAGGACAACCTGCAGTTACAAAGAAGCCTGTAGACCAGACCAAGGTAGTAAAGCGCCAAACTAAGGTCCCTAGCGCAACCAATGCCATGTCAGAAGAAGACAGCTTGTTCGTACAGGAAATGGTTGCATCAATTAAAAATTTAGATCCTATCCTACAAGAAAACCTTGTAGGTAGTTTAATAAGAAAGGAAGTTGCAGAGGAAGAGGAAAGTTTAACAGAAATTGATTTTGTTGAGGCTACCTTAGGGACCACTTTAGAGGCCCCTTTAACTATCAAGGACCTCCTAGAATCAGACTAGTTATTGGACAAGTACCATAGTTTAACTTTGTACTTTGTAAATAAGGAAATATCCCAACAACAGTGAGGACCACACAATGGAAGAAGTACAAGTATCCCAAAGCATAGAAGCTTTACTCAAACAACATAGAACTATTAGTTTTGCGCTTACAGCAATTATTAAGTCTTTGAATGAGACATGTTTGTACATGTCCAACGATGAGATGGAAGGCATTATTGAAATGCAGGCTCAGCTTAATCAAATGGCCAAGAATATTGCTGAACAAGTAGATACATTGTATACAAAGTTAAATTTACTGTACACTATACAAAGATTTTCAGATATAGAAATGCCAGAAGAGGATTCTTCTAAGAAGGTATTATAGTGGAACAAAATAAAATATTCTTAGAAGCAATCTTAAAAATAAATGATTTTTCTCCAGCTAGAAAAAAAGAAATAGCTTCTCAACTTTCTCTTCCAGAAAACCAACAAAAAGATTTAATGTTTATGTCTGCTATCTTAGTATCTACAGGTACTAATAAGAATGGTGCAACTTTTCTAGGCTCTGAGCTTGTGAAAGCTAGGGATACTATTGCTTTAAAGCCGCTGGATATAGAACACAAAGAAGATGTAATCATTGGTCATATTGTTTCCAGTATGTATATGGATCAACAAGGCGATGTACTAGACGACAGTGCTATGTACACTGAGCTTGCTTCGGCGGGCGACGACTACAAAACAGTTTCATCAAAGATGGATAAAATGTCTATGGATGTAGGCATAATCTGCGTAGTTTATAGAGACAGATTCAAAGATTTAGCTGACGAAATAGAGGCAGGTGAATGGAAAGTTTCTATGGAATGTTATTACGATAACTACGATGTCAAAGTAGGAGATTTAATTATACCTAGGGCACAAGCCAATAACTATAAGAATCCAGACCCAAAGGTTATAAGAGATTTAAAGTTAGTAGTAGCTGGAACAGCACTAGGCACATCAAAAGTTTCAAGAGTTTTAAGAGGTGTTAAGTTTTGTGGAGTTGGAATCGTTAAGAATCCAGCTAACGAAAGGTCTTTAATTTTAGAGGCCGCCGCAGAAAACATCAAACACGCTGAAGAAAGAGAGGACTTACTAGAAGCTGCCTCAGACTCTACAGAAGTTTTAGAGGGCGTAACAGAAGTAGTTCAAATTGAATCTTCTGGGTATTTTCTTATTAAGAATGCTACAGAAGTAGTTAAAGATTCTTATACAACAGACTATAACGAAGCTTCAGCAGAAGCTATTCGAAGAGCTTCTCTGGATATTACCTCAGGTAAGGGCGAAAATGATTACTTCGTAGTAGCCGCCAAGAGCAAATTCATACCAAGATCAAATATCTCTTTAAACAGTGATAGCGAAGTTATTACATACATTACCAATGATATTGGCAATGTCAAAGAAATCAATCAATTTAGTGGCTCTAAGGAGTCAGCTGAACTAGTTAGTCGCTGGGGACCTAACGAAAGTACCGCAGGTATTTGTGTTAGCTTTGAAAAATATGTTAGAGAAAGACCTAATGACTCTAACAAAGGCAGAATTATAGCTACCCATTGGTGTAAACTATTTAATTCACCTTGCCCAGTTCTTGGTGCCGATGCACATTCTAAGAATTGTTTAAGAAATAAATTTTCTAGAATGGTTAGAGATGAAAATCAGCACGGAGATGCACTAACGGAAACTCCATTTAACCCTAGGAGTACAGTCCCAGTGGAAGACATAGAGTTACTGGCCGGTACTGACTTGCCTTCTCCAAAGACTCAAGACGAAGCCCTTGCCGATAAATTAACAGAAGGCCAGCAGGCACCCAAGAGTTCTGTAAAGACTGTTAAGCCTAAATCAGATACCTTTGAACAACCCTCTGTAGTTATTATGGACTCGGAATTTATACCTGATAAGGTTGCAGATAACCTAGTTAAAATTAATAAAAAGACTACTGTAATAAAAGATCCATACAGAGACTTCCCAATACAGGTAGCTTCTTTAACTAAAGATGAAAGAAAAGAACTAGCCTCAAGTGAATTTGGATTAAGTTCTTCTAGAAAATATCCAATTAACACCAAGGAAAGGCTTATATCTACTATGCAAATGTTTGGTTCATTATTACCAAGCTTAAAAGTTTCAGAACAGAAAGAACTGTTTAATAATATTATTGTTAAGAGTTTAACCCTTAAGGTTAAGACTGATGGTTTTGAAAAAGACTATGGCTCTCTATCCGAAGTTAAGTCTACCTATGGCATACCAAGGTTAGAGCTTTTCCCATTAGAGTCCAGAGAACAAATCATATCGGCAATGTCCAGATTTCGCCACATAAAGGTTGAGATCAGCGAAGCCGAAAAGAAGCAACTGTTTGTAAATATTTTACGGGCCGCAAAAAGCCTTAAAATAGATTCTTCACAGTTTCAAGAAAAATTTAAAGATTTATTACATAATTAATATGAAACTATTTGATTTATTTCCTTTAGAACTAAAGGAACAGGTTGTTGATTTTAGAATTAAACGACACAGAGAAAGTAATAAAATAGAGTATACATTTCCAAGGGTTAAAAAGTTGCCCCTGGAAACTAAGAGACAAGTCCTGTCAGCACTAAATCATTTTTACAATGTTAAAGGTGTTAATAAGGAAGAAATAGAAGTAGGTTCCAAAAAAGTTATACAAAGAGCTAAAATATTCGAAATATGTACTATAGCTTTTTTAAAGCAATTTGAAGCTTATTTAGATAATAACAAACTTTAAAAGTTAGTTAGCGTTAATTTTAGGAGGTTAAGCTAAATGAAAGATATGGAAAAGGAAACTAAAACAGACCCTGAGATTCAGCCAACCTCTAATTCACAGATTGGTTCTGAGCAAGTTCTCGTAGAACTTTCTGCTACACAGCAGAAGTTAGAGGACCTAAACAGAGCTATACTAGATAAAGCTGCCGAAATCGAAGACCTTCATGGCGAGACAATCGCACAAGAAGAGAAATTCGAAGCCGAGGTGAGTTCTTTGAAAGCTCAACTTGATGAGATTTCTAGTAAACTAGAAGCCGCAATCAAGGAGAGGGATGAGGCTGTCAATACCCTTAATTCAATTAAGGAAGAGGCTATGCTTAATGATCGACTTGGTAAACTGAAGGAATTAAAAGTTCTTAGGTCAACCGAGGAAGCTCAAATAAAGCAAGCTGAAAAAGTTAAGTCTATGTCAGCAGAAGAGTTCGATGATTATATCAACGAACTTCTTGATGTTACACAGATTAAACAGACAGATGTTATCCCAGCTTCTTCAGCGACACAGCCTTCGGAATCAGCAGAAACCGAAACTGAGTTAGAGGAAGCCAGTAAAGCTTTGGAATCAGCACCTGAAGCTGCGAAAGATAAAATTCGTATGATGCTCGAAGGTCTATTAAAAACAGAGAAGTCTTCAAAAGACACTTCTACTGTGGAAGACACAGAGTCTGCTGTTAAAGAAATCGCTTCTGAAGGTAAGAAATTATCTTTGTCAGAGGGGTTTATAAAAATGTTAAAGTATAATAACTAAGGAAGGAATAAAAATATGGTTTTAAACCCTAGACAACCTGACATTCAAAATGTGCTATGTAGGCACGACGAACTTAGTGGAACTGCAGAAGCGGGCGCTATTGTATACCTTAGCGGTGACTCAAAAGTCGCTAAAGTAACAGCAAGCGGCAACAAACCTTTTGGTTTGCTTGGCCAGCAAGTAAGAGCGAACGCAGCCGGACTTCCACAGAATTTCGAATTTCCAGGAGCAATTGGTTCTAATCAAGCGCGACTTGGTGATTCAGTACTCGTGTATAGTAAAGGACAATTCGAGACAACACACTATCACTTACCCGCTGGAATAACAGCTGGAGCCGCTCTTTACGCAAGAACTGGCGATGTAACCCACAACAGTAAGTTAGTTGCAGCCGGTGGCGCTGTAGCTCTTGATGAACTTGGAGTTGCAGCAATTGTAGCCGTAGCAGAGAACACTCTAACTACAGCAGAAGCAACTGCAGGTAAAGCACTAAGAGTAAAACTTTTAGTATAAAGAAGGAGGCAAAAATATATGAAAGATAATATTATGAATGAATTTAAAGAGCAACTAAGGGCTCTTTTCAAAGAAACAGCCTCTGATAATCCAGAGGTTCGTAAGGCAATAGCGCAAGCTATTTCTGTACCAATTTTACAAGAAGTCCGTGATGCTTCTCTAGCTCGACAGTTATTTGCTGTAGAACCACTAGAGCCAGGTGCTCAGGCTTCGTACCCAATCGCAGATGATTTTGAGGCTCCAGTATTTATTCTTCCAAAACTTGGAAGAGTTCCTCAGAACCATATCGAATCTCCAGGTGAAGAGGTCTATGTACCAACCTTCAATATTGGAACATCGTTTGATTGGTCTCTTAAATATGCAAGAGATGGCCGTATTGATATTGCTCAAAGAGCAATGAGAAATGCTGCCCGTGCAATCATAGACTACGAGGAAGAGTCAGCTTGGAGACTATTAGCTCCAGCAGCTACCTCAGCTTTCCCTGGAAAGGGACTACTTGGCGCACGACCTGCTCCAATCGTAGAAATTGCTGGCGGCCCTGCTGCAGGCTTTATGTCCAAAGAACTTATCAATCAAATGATTGTTCGAATGGAAAGAAGTCGCAGAACACTAACTGATGTTTACTGTTCCCCAGAGGACATGGCAGATATCAGAGAGTGGGGTGAATCAGAAGTTGATCCAACAACTCGAAGAGAGATTTTCGTTTCTAACGGACGAGGAGAAGTCTTTGGTGTTAAACTCCATAAAGTTCATCAATTAGGCGCAACAGGACGATACAATATTAACTCAAATAACAGTGCATTTGGACTGTTCAGAGTTGGTACTGGTGGTAAGTTCAATGATTATGAACCTACTACAGCTAATGAGGTTAACGCTAACGGCGAAGTAACAACTGCTGGTGAGACTCAGATCTACGGATTTGATCTAACAGCTAATGATTCTCTCGTTATGCCAGTTAAAGCAGAGCTAGAGTTCTGGGATGACCCAGCTCTTCACCGAGAGCAAAAACAAGGATTCTATGGTTGGGAAGAAATCGGCATGGCCGTTCTTGATACTAGAATGATTGTTATGGGTATCGTAGATCGTTCACTTTAATAGTTAATTGATTAATTATTAAAAAAAGCCCTCTTCGGAGGGCTTTTTTATTGCCTAATTTCTGGTTTACAATCTGTTTAAATTAACCTATCATTAGTCTCCAGGGCTTGATATCGCTCAGTCCTTGATGTACTATGGTATATCTACAATCTAAAGGCAAAGGCGTAAATTTTAATGGTGAATGCACCCTCAAGGCCCGTAAAGAAAACGGGAGTAAGACAATCTACAGAAGTAAGGTTTTCCGACAGAGGATACGCTTACGCTCAATCTTCTAGAAGTGGAGAAATCTCTGGATTAGTTAATACTTTTGAATCTTCTAAAAGACCCTTACTGTCTGATATTCCAAGGGGCATTTTAATTCTAAACTCTACAACAAGTTGCTTGGAGGTTAGTGATCCAGGTAATGATAGGTGGGTATCGTTTTGTGCTTCTGGTACAGGAGGTACAGTAGGCTTACCTACAGATGGTTCATTTACAGATGGTCCAGTAGTTATAAATCCATCAGGCACTATCGCAGACGCGCTGGATGCTATAAACGAATACCTAAATACTGTTATATCTATAACCTTTGCTAGTCATTTAGGTACTACCGATGGTAACACTAACGGTGTACTTAACCCCCCAACTTTTAACTTAGGTAGAGTCGCTTCCCCTTCTACTTTTGGCAATCCTTTTTTTACAGGAACTTGGGATACTGATAGTAACAGAGATATAACTAGAGATGCATCAATTACCTGGGCACTTGTACCAGGCCAGGCCATAACTGATTTAAATCAAGGAACTATTTCAGCAAGATTTTTCAACGGTAACAATACTTTAATACATACAGAAACACTATCTCCCGACGACACTTTAAATGACCAAACTAGTTTACCTAATGTAATAATAAGTATTACGGACTTAGTACAGATAGGTTCTAAAAAAGAAGGCTACATAAGTCTAAATATTAATGCAGCAACTTTATTAGCCGGTAGCTCTGGTTACTTAAGGGTAGAGCTAGAACATGTAGTTGGTATTGACACCTATGCCCATCCAGACTTGGAATTCTTTAGGGATGCAAACGCCGCACCAACTATAACTAGCCAGTCTATTACCCTCTCCTCCTCTCCACTTAAGTACCTATCTGGAGTAAGGTTTGCTACTATTAGTGGAATAAATAGACCACAAGTAACAATAGCTATGCTGTCTAATAACATATGGTCAGATACTTATAGAGCAGACCCTATAACAATACAGTCTATTAACTTCGGTATTCCTAACTATAATGTACCTTATAATTCTACGGCAGTAAGCAAAGCTTCTATTTCTCCTCCGACTTCGCCTTTTGTTTTTAATCAAGACTTTACATACTCAGAGCTTAGAGAAATTACGGGAACAAATATACTAAATCCAAATGCAGCAGGTACTTATCTACAAATGAACATTGTAGTAAGAGATCCCTTTACAACTGTAAACGGTGCTAACTTTGGCTCTAGCCCAGCAATTCTTTTAAATACCCTACCAAACCAATCTACTTCGGTAAGTGAAAGATTTACAGATGAAAATTTTAGATTAGAGTCCTCATCGTCAGGCACTCTTGTAATGACTTCTATTAGTGGAATAGGTAGAGGAGCCGATGCATGGGACTCTACACTATCTTTAAATTCAAGAAATGGACTACAAGTAATTAACGGAGCCTTGGTCTACCCAAAATTTAATTTTACTTCTACCGTGCCAGCAAGCAATCCAAATTATACGGCTATTAGCGGGTCTGCAGGAGACCTATCATATGTCAGAAGATTTACGGATCCAGCAGCTATGTCCAGGTCAAATGGAATACTGAGAATTGACGGGCTATCTGAAGTAGATAGAGCAGCAAAGAATATTTTAGTAGAAATTAGAGTAGTCGGTACTCACATACCAGGTAATGGAATCCAAGATATTGGAAATGAAGGTACTGGTTGGTTAAGTTTAAATGATGACTATAATAGCGGGACATTTTTAGGTGATGATGGTGACGGTTGTTTTGTTACAACTCAATCCCAAGTTCAACCTTTCTTTGAATTTACGCTAGGCGGATTTTCTACTGCTTATGCAGCAAATATGGCAATTGAAGTACGAGTTACTTTCAAGAACCCAGTAGCTCTAAATAGGTCAATTACAAGATTGGAAATTACAAACTGGATTTAATTTAAATGGCAGATTTCTCAAGCACAGAAAAAGTTAACGCATCTTGGAAGCATCTATTCTCTATAGTAGGTACTGCCAATGGAACAGGCGCTGGCGGAAAGATGTGGTATGAGGAGACTCTAGCAGGTAGCCATGTTGTGGTACCAAACGATATCTGGTCTGATCCAATTACTCAAGCTGCTAATTTAGTGGCCGCGCAGAATGCATCTATAGCAACTTCAGGTACTATAATTGAAAATAGAAGTGGTGGAGCTGCTATAAGCTTAGTTCCAAATGGCTTAAATTGGAATATAAACTCTGGAAGTATAATCCCAAAGATAGGCTTTCAAATAACTAACACTCATCCAAATCCTACTTACATCAAGTCTATAACTAATGTAGTAGATAATGGGGCCGGAAGCTATACAATTACTTTAAATAATAATACTGGAGTTTCAGCGGGGTCTGCAGTATTAAACAGTAGAATTTATTTGACCGTAGATCCTACATCCAACGGGCTCGCCTGGTTTGCAAGAGCCACTCACGGTAGTAATTTTTCAGTAATAATGAAAGACTTTATACAACCACAGAGATTTGGCAATGGATTTACAGTAAGACTTTTCCAAGCTAACGGTACAGAAATTACTACTACAGCAGGGGCCTGGATATTTAACTGGCAGAACGGACTGCTTCTCTTTGCTAATGGATTTACAGCAGCAAGCTTATCTTACGCACAGCCCCTGTATATTCAGGGATTCCGTTATGTAGGGCAGCGAGGTGGTTCAGGCTCTTCGTTACTGCCTGGAAACCTCAATGATACTTTAAGATTTGACGGTACCAGCTATGTGCCAACCAGCGCCGTTCAATCAGATGGTACAGATTTAATAGTTAATAATAGACTTTCAGTCAGCGGCTCATTACAAGTAGTCTCAGGCATAGCTCCCATAAATTCCTCGTCTCCTGGAGATGAAGGTGAAATTAGATGGGCTGATAACTTCCTATTTATCAGAGCCTCGGGTGGCTGGCAGCGATCAAACTTCCAACGGTTTTAAACCGTAGTAAACTCAACAAAATTGAACATATTATACTATATTGCTCATATAGTTAAATTTAACAGGTATTTCATTTAGATGGATTCTACTATTATAATAGATATAGCAAAAGCTCAGGAAGCTATTACTCATCTTAAAGAGGTTCAAACTGAACTTAAAGAAGACCTTAAAGATTTGGCCAGGTCCTTGGACGAAAACTCAGAAGAAGTTAAAGATATTTTTTATATAGCAGAAACTACTAGAAAAAGACTAGAAGAACTTTCAGAAAAAATAGATTTGGCTTTTGTAGAGTACGATAAGTTATTTGACAAGAAAGAACTGCAGAAAGAAAAAAAACTTACTACCATGGTTCAAGCGTTTATAACAGCAGCAGCACTTATATACGCCTATTTCGCTAAGGCAGGGTTTTAAATGAAGATTCTAGTCGTGGATTCTAATGCTGATTTAGAAGTTTTTTACAGAAGAAAATTAAAATCAATTAGTAAAGAGGTTGACTTTTGTTTAGACACCGAGTCGGCCAAATGTAAGATCAATAAAACGGCGTATGATTTAATACTAGTAAGTCACTTTTTAAAAAATACTCAAGGCAATGAAGTTTATAATTATATTAGAGTATTAGGGTATTCAGGACCAATAGTAGTAGTTGCTACAGGAAAAGACATTCAAAAACTAAGACCTCAATATAACGGTATAAAAGGCTTAGTAAATAAGTCAGCAAGCGATAAGCAGTTTGCTCTAAAGGTATTAGAAGTGGCCAATTCAGATGGCGATCATTACTTCGATACCTGTAAGGAAGTATAAGTATGTTTCAAATAGAGTCAGTATTATCAGTTGAAGAAATGGAAGTAGCTTTTCGAATCCGCCAGTTAATTGGAGATGAGAAAGAGATATTTGTGGACGACACTTACGAAGGCAAAGGATGCGGAGGCGGAAGTGTAGTAGCTTCTGGGACTATGTACCAACTGCAAGAGCCTAAAGGCTATCCACTAGAAGTATATGTGGGGGGCGTAGAATATACAGCAAATACAAACCCATCTGTTCTAGGATATAAGTTTTTAAAATTTAACTCACCAGTGTTAGTGTCGGGTACTAAGATCACAGTAGTTTATGAGCACTTTAGACACTCAGACCAAGAGATCGTTGATACCTACGACTCGGGCTCTTTAACTTATCTTACAGCCCAATGTAACCTGTCTATAGCTGAGTTAGGTATGGATTTACTAGTCCTTGCCACAGCCTACATTTTACTAACAAAAGACATCAGTGTTTATGCTAAATCGGCAGTTGAAATACAAGACTCAGACAGCAGATTTGATGCTAAATCTAGGCCCTCTGCTATGAAAGATATATTGAAAGTTATCGGAGATCAACTCAAGGCAGCACTAGAATCTAGAACAAAATGCAGAATGCTTAGCCTACCTGTATATAAAGTGGAGTAGTTTCAAATGTCTTTGAGAATTCCAGCAGGACTTAAAAAAGAATTTAAAGATGGTTTTGCAGAGTTTATAAAGACTCTTGGTAGACCTGTATCTGCTTACCTTGAGCCTTACAGTGTAGATTGTCCTAATTGCATCGCTGACCTGGTTCAAAAAAAGTCTAGCAATAAATACAATATTTCATTTAAAAGCCCACTAAATATATTTCCAGGAACTTCTATTGAAAGAAAGGTATATCCAATACCTTTTAATGTATTGACAGTTTCGGGTGTTCAGTACAACCCAGCGTTACCTAATCCTAAGATATTACAAGCCTCTGTTTGTCCCGTATGTAAGGGTAAAGGAAACTTAGAAGAAGAGAATGTAGTTTGCTTCCAAGCTTTAGTCACTAGGGGATTACCGAAGAAAGGTGTATACGGCCCAGATACCTTAGATTTATCTGCAGGTAGAGATGGAGTAGATTTAGTTCGTATAAAGACTTACTCTTGTAACTACTCGGTTGTTAGAGACGCCAAATACTTTATAATCGACGGTATTAAAGCAAAGCTAGAAGATCCACCTAGGTTGAAGGGATTGGGTCAAGATGCTATAGTAGAAGGCTATATGACTTATATTCAAGAAGATCAAAGTTCAAGTATAGTATATGACGGTGATAGCCGAATTAACAATAACACAATTGGTACACAATCTAATCAAGCTAGTACAATCACCCCTACTATTCCGCCACATGTAGACGGTGACGATGTATGGTAAAAATAAAAATAAAAGCCAAAGATGGCTCTAGTTTAGAAAAACTAAAACAAAAACTTAAAAGGATTAAGCCAGAATTTAATAAGGCATACGCAATAGAGCTAAAGAAACAGCTTCTAAATCCCTCGTCTGCGGAGCCATATATAGCTATGGCTTTAGCGATCTTATCAGAAATACAATCAGAGTATTGGGGCGGTTCAGGACTTGCCTCACAAGAAGATCCAACAAAAGTAACTGCCAGCTTATACGGCGAAGCCCTGAGATCTGAGATTTTAAAGAACTTTGCTACAGCAGCCAAGACTATAGATGATGCAGCTTTTACAATAAATATCGTATTAATCTCAAATCAATTTTTAGGCATTGGCATGGAAGGTGACGATAAAGGTACTAAACCAATTCAATGGTTGTCCCACTTTCTACTAGGAAACTTAGAAAGCGATCTATACTGGGTTAATGCAGAACATTACGAGATTTTTAAAGGCCAGCCTGGAAGTAACCTAGGTAGATTTGGCGTAGGACACCTGTGGAAAATTACAGGCGAGGAGTCTGCAGTGCTTAATGCAAAATTAAAACGCGCCGGTAAGAGTTATACTGTTGAGGCTTTAAAACACCCTCAATCAGGAAAAGCAGGAAGAGACTGGTTCAGCAAAGTTTGGGACGCTGTTGATTTTTATTCATTAGTACAAGCCCCAGCACTAAATGCAGCATTCGACTCAGTTCAATACAAGCTCTTTAAATAGACTTTAGTTTATTTTTATACTAAGATAAATAGATGTCTTTTTCAGTTATCGTTGCCTACCTAATTATGGCTCTCCTTACAGAAGCCTTAACCGAAGTATTAGTCAAGTCATTTATCTTTCAGAAAGTAAGGGAAGTTATATTTAATTTTAATGTAACCTACTTGACTAAACTCATAACTTGTGGGTATTGTTCTTCTTTTTGGCTTTCGGTTGCTGTTAATATAGCTGCCTACTTTTTATCTGCTTCTTACCCTAGTATATTGTCGATAGTCTTTATCAACTTGCTAGTCAATGTGCTGATAGTACACAGGCTTAGTAACATGCTTCACGGTTCTATAGACAGGTACTTTGACACTAGAAAAGATATAAGATATAATAGAAATTAAATTTGACAAGCAGGAGTTAATTCGATATGAAAGGAACATTAAGATATTTAGGTAGTATGCCAGTGCACTCACTGAAAATAGCCTGGCAGCCAGGAATGGAAGTTAGCTTAGATAAAGTATTCGAGCTACTAGGATCTAATTGCCCTAGTAAGCCAACAGAACTAGATGATGAATTTGTGGGGTGGTTTCACGCCACCTTTATGCCTAGATTAGGCAAAGACTTCGAGTTGTCTTTAGCGGACGACGACTTCTCAGAAGAAGATCGAGTTGAACTTGCTCAAATTAGTAACCCTAAAAAGTCTTCTGGTAAGATTTCCCTAACTACTACTAGTGTGGAAGTCTCTTCTTCTGCAAAAGAGGCCAGGGCAAAGCTAAAAAATATGCGCCATCCAGATGAGGTCGGTCACACAGAGCTAGAGAAGCACGAAGATACTGCCACTCAGAGAATTTCTGCAAGAGAGCAGCTTAAATCCCAACCAAAGCCAGGTAGCCAAGTAATGACGGGAGATGATCTGGCTAAAACAAATAATGTAAAAGCCCTCGTGCTTGATATGGATGGGGGAGCACGAGCAGTCGCACCCATTAGCAAAGAACAAGAAAGATCTGATAACGCTAAGATGGCAAATCTTTCTAGAAGGGCTTCTATTTTAACACCAGACATTATTAATGACGATGGGAGCAGGTCTCAAATTATAATGGGAGAAGACGCTGATCCAGACGCAGTAACTAAAGGGTACTCCAAAAAAGTTATTGATGGCGAAGACCACAGGGTAGTTAATAAAAACAAGAAAGCTTACCCCACTTATTCTGAAGGTGCTGCAGTCCAACCAGAAGACATTATCACAGCCAATCAAACATCAGAAAAAGATGCGGCACTTTTGATAAGTGCTTGTAAAAGTTCTACTGCTTTAAAGGTAGCTAGGATTTATGCAAGAAACACCGGCTCGCAAAGGTTAGTCGAATTAATTGATAGAAAGCTCAGGAGTCTTCCGCCAGGATCGTAATAAAAATGATAGGAGAATGGATTCAAAAGTTACTTTGGCAAGTAATCTCTTTCAAGTTTTTATCCTTTTGGGTTTCTATAGTTTTATTAGTGCTATCCTGGGTAAGCCTGGGCCATCTATATGAAGCCTCTACTCATACAGCGGAAAGGCTTTATAAGCAGGGCTTTATAACTAAAGAGGGCGCTACGCAGATCATTACCCACTCGCAGACAGTCCTATACGACCAGGCCCTTAGTCACTTACTATTATTTTTTGCAGCTATATTTGCTAGTGTGTTTGCAGTAAAAGGCATGTCTTACTACACTGATAGTGTAACTACTAAAGCAGTAATTAATAAAATGCCTGAACAGACTAGTCCAGATGACTTAAAAAAGTATTTGCCTACCTCAGGAAAGTAATGACTATAAAAGAGACTTTAAATAATTTATCTAGTAAAATAAATGAGCTGGCTTTATCTAAGAAAGATATAGTTATTTCAGCAATTCAAGCTACACATCCCGCAGCTTTTCTCGGCAAGCAGTTAGTTACACACTGGTTAGTAATACTGATAGCTTCCTTCGCAGCATATTTTTATATATCTAATATGTTAACGAACGAGTCCCTGAGATCAGAACAACTTAAAGTTGAATTGTCTCGGTTAAATATAGACCTAGAGCAGATGAAGAAAGATAGAGAAATATTTAGAGCAAGAATTAAACAATTAGAAAAAATAAAAGAAAATAATAAGCAACTAAACAAAGAAGTAAAAGACTCCGCTACCAAACTTTCCAGCGAAGAAAAGAAAAAACTACTTCTTCAGTATAGAGATAGACTAATAAACAAGAGGGGTACTAAGTAATGAAAAGCTTCTTAATATGCTTAGGGCTATGTCTACTTATTGCCATGCCCGCACAAGCTCAGGTATGTATAACAGACAGTGATACGGTAGATCTTATCACTCTATTAGATGCCTCGGAGAGGGACATTCAAGTCCTAAGTTCTTGTGAGATTTTAGTTAACGATTTGTATACTCAATTAGAAGATAGAGATGGCAAACTTGTTAGTATTACTAAAGACTTGATTAGAGCAAAGCAGGAAGTTATTAAGTACAAAGACTCAAGTGTAAGGTGGCGTAGAATTGCCGTGTATAGCTCAATTACTGGGGCTATATTATTAGTAATACAGTTAGCACCTATTCTTTAACAGTGGCTACTGCAAAATACTATTTCCTTATTATACACATTTAAGGAACAGTATTATACCAAATGTCTCTAAATAGAAACGAACTAGAATTTGACTCCTTATTTTATTATATAAAAGAAGCTGCCCTAGCTAGGTTCTTTTCGCAAGAAGTAGTTAATGAGCCATTGGTATACCAAAGTTCTCTAGGACCGGACGGAACCCCTAGAAACTCTTATTTAATTGTCGATGAAAAAAGTTCAACATTTGGTACTCTACCCATAGCAAAGGGAAGAGGCTGGACAAGCTTTGATATTGCATCAATAAACCCCACCTCTATCTATAATGTAACTACATCTGGGTATGTACCAACTTATAACACTGAATTTTTAAACTATTCTTTCTCCTTCCCTACTGAAAGAGAAAAAACCTATATTAAAGTATACGACCAGTCAGGTTCTTTAATGGACAAGACTTGGTACCAGGTAGACTATGATAAAGGCAGGATTAGATTCCCTTGTCCCACAACACCTAGCGGAGTTGTAATAAGCGGCCTACTTCCTACGACAATAGATTATAAATTCCATCTAGTATCTTGTTTAGATGGGTGGCCAGAAGATTCTAAAATACCAGAACTTCCTTTTATATCTATCTATCCTACCGAAGAG